ATGAAAATCGACAAAACTATAGCGCTCAATGGACTTTCAGCTGTGTTTGGAACAGCAAGTTTTGTAGTAAACCTACTACTTAACAAAGCGCAAAATGAAGCTATAGCCAAACGAGCAGCCGAAATAGTTAGAAGAAGACATTAGTAGTAACTGTTAACATTAAGGCGAAAGAGTTCAGGTCTTAATCGACTTGGACTCTTTTTTAGTAGAGGTAGGACATGGATGAGATGAGAATCAAGTTACACAGCAGGGTGATGCGGGGTATTGTCAGTAAGTTGATTTCTAACGCTATATATAAATCAACTGGACACAAACCAAACATACGTATTAAGGAACTAGGTATCGAAACTGTTGATAAACGTATTACTTTCAACATCAGTCTTGAAGGTGATATTAGCGAGGCAGTTTTATACAAAATAGATAAGTTAATTGAGTAAAGAAAGGAGAACAATGGTATGAAAAAATCAAAATTTAGCAAGAATACAGCTTCTATTATTCTTACCTGTTTAGGTGGAGCTGGTGTTATCGCAACTTCAGTAATGGCAGTACAGGAAACACCAAAAGCTTTAAAACTAATGGACGAAGCTGAAAAAGAGAAATGTGCGAAACTTTCAAAATGGGAAGTTATAAAGACTACAGCGCCAGCATATTTGCCGTCAGTAGTATGCGGAGCGGCTACAATCGCATGTATATTTGGAGCTAATATATTATCACAGAAACAGCAGGCATCATTAGCAAGCGGATATGCTTTTATTGAACAGAGCTACCGGCAGTATCGTCAGAAAGTTATTGAGTTGTATGGCATAGAAGCGCATGAGAAAGTAGTCGAAGCACTTGCTGTTGAAGATGCGCATGAAGTATATCCTTGTGTTCAGAGCGGTTTTGGATGCTATTCTCAATATTTAGAAGACGATTATAGCGAACCTAAACTATTTTATGATGCATACGGTAGACGATATTTTAACGCTCCGTTAGAACAGGTATTGCAGGCAGAGTATCATTTGAATCGTATTTTTGTTACTGAAGGTGGTTGCGTATGTCTTAATGAGTTCTACGAGTATCTCGGACTAGATCTGACACCTAATGGTGAGAAAGTAGGTTGGAATATGTACTATGATGAAACTTTTTGGATTGACTTTAATCATAGAAAAGTAACGATGGATGACGGACTTGAATGTTATATTATTGAGACTGCATTTATGCCAACTGAAGAAGCACTTAATGACGAATACCAATAGACGCGAAAATTACACGCCCCTTTATGAAACAGATTAAATGTTAATTAAGGAGGAATTGATATGGATTTAGCAACTATGATGCAAGAAGCGTTAACAGATTATTATTATGATAACTGTGATGATGAAAGTAGACTTAAAAGAGTCAAAGCAACATCAGCAGCTTTTTTGAGTGGAGCTATCGACGGTGCGGTAATCGTATATCCGTTAATGCTTATAAGCCTTTTTGCAGCCGGAAGAAAAATTAAAAAACTCGAAAAACAGTAAATCTGTAGGCGAGGGCGTAGGTCAAAATGACTTAGGCTCTTGTTCTTTCGCGAAAATTACAAGGGCTATTATGAGAGAATGAACTATTAAATGACTAATGGCTCTGGGTGTATAGAACCTATCCATTAGTCATGAAATAGGACTGGCAGTTTAATGGCTAGCTACACAGTATTCTCTTTTTATTTTAGTACGTAGGTGACAGAACTATGTGCTATTTTTATACGACAGATTCGCGAAAGGAACGAAGACTGTTATGAAATATTATTTAAGGAGGAGACAAAAATGAAAATTAACAAGAAAGCACTGCTGACGGTAGTTTCGGCGGTTTGTGGAGCAGGGAGCTTTGTAGTAAGCATTCTGTTAGCCAAAGATCAGAATGAGGAAGTTGCACAAAGAGCAGCAGATATTCTTGAAGAGAGACAAAAATCTTCAGAATAATATTAGCAGGGAGCTTGGGTCAAAATGACTTAGGCTCTTTTCTTTTGCAAAATATTAAAAGGAGATATTTAAAATGAGTAAAGAAAGCATTAAACGTAGTTTCAAAATGGTATGGAAAAAAGTAGAAAAACGTAGTCCTGAAATTCTTACGGGGCTTGGTATTGCGGGTATGTGTACAGCAGTAGTTGTTGGGATTAAAGTCACGCCAAAAGCACTACAGTTAATCGAAGAAGAAAAAAAAGAACAGAAAGTTGAAGAGCTTAAACCTGTAGAGGTTGTTAAAGTTACTTGGAAACAGTATCTTCCTGTAGCACTTCTTACTGGGGCGTCTGCAGCATGTTTGATTGGGGCTAATTCTGTACATTCACGTAGACATGCAGCATTATATTCCGCGTACAAGATTTCTGAGACAGCTTATTCTGAATTGAAAGACAAGACAAAAGAAGTTGTTTCAGAGAAAAAAGTAAAAGAAATTAAGCAGAAGATTGCAGAAGATAAAGTTAAAGATATCACATCTGATGAGAAGAAAACCCAGATTATTGTGAATGGCGATGCTGACACTTGGTTTATCGATGCAATGAGTAATCAGCCATTTAAGTCCAGTAAGAATGATCTGGATGCGGCTGTTAATAGACTTAATAAAGCTATGATGAGTGAAATGTATATATCCTTGTCACAGTTCTATGACGAGATAGGTGTTCCGCATACAGGAGTAAGTGATGATATCGGATGGCGTATTGACAAAGATGACATTGAAATCGACTTAAGTGAAGCCACGGTTATCGATGGCAAAGCGTATATAGTTGTTGATTTTATGGCTAGACCAACATACGGATTTGATAATCTTTGTTAATTCGCGAAAAATACATGGGGTGTTATGAGAACTTGATAACAAGTTAGTATAAGGAGGATATTAAAATGGAAGAAACAAGAAACGAAGAGATGGACATGGAAGTGACAGAACTTGAACCAATGGAAACTTTCGATGAGACGGTAGAAAACGATGAAAAGAGATCCGGTCTCGGACTTGGAGTCATTATCAGTGGGGTTTTAGTTTTAGGTGGTGTAACTGCGTATAAAGCAGTATCCAACAAGATTAAGAAACACAAAGATGAGCAGGTGGCCAAAGAAGAGAAGCCGAAGAAAAAGAAAAGACGTTTTCATATCGGTTTCATCGATGTTCCGGAGGAAGAATCTGAGGTCATTGACGTTCCAGAAGAGGACGTGGAAGTCATTGATAAAGAATCAGAAAACTAAATAATTAAGTTCACAGGAGGAGACCTGGGTAGAAATACTCAGGCTTCTCTTTTTTCTTTTGAAGGGAGGTGAATCGATGCACAAGTATTTTTACGAAGGGCCAGTATTATTGTTTGATACAGTGGTGGCTTCAAAATGGCGTGGAGAAACTATAGCTCCAACAGCTAAGAAAGCTAAGAGTAACCTCTCATATCAATTTAAGAAACAGAACAATAGACTTCCGGGATCTAGGGTGACATTACCGGGAGAAATCAAAATGATTAGTTAAGGAGAAGATAAATGGCGGAATATAAAATGAAAACAAACGCATCAGAAAGCAAACAAGAAGTGAAAAAGGTAGATAAAATCATTACTGGTACAGCCAAAACCAAACCGAATGAGGTTCGTAAATTTGCTGGGCTTATCGTTTCAGATGACGCTTCTAATGTTGGTAATTATGTGCTTATGGATGTGCTTATTCCTACGTTTAAGAAAGCAGTAGTAGATGTCGTTGACATGATCTTATTTGGTGAAAAAGGTGGTAAGCGTCGCAGCGATGGAAGAACTCCGTATCGTAGTTATTATGATGATCGAAACGACAGACCGCGTAAGACTGCAAACATGGCTGGACGATTTGATTACGACGATATTTCGTTCGATTCTCGTGGTGATGCAGAACTTGTACTTGATCAGATGCGAGACCTTGTGGATGGGGATCGTGGATTTGGTCTTGTAACAGTAGCAGACATGTATGACCTGGCAGGATTACAAGCACCGTTTACAGCTCGTAAATACGGTTGGTTTAATCTAAGAACAGCAGAGGTAATCAGAGGTAGAGACGGTTTCTATATCCGGTTACCGAAAGCTATGCCAATTGATTAATTCAAAATGGAGGTAGCATTATGAGTAAACTTATGACTTACGAGCTGCGAAACCGTTTTAAGAAGTTCCCATTAGATTCACAAGATGGGAAAGGTATAAACGCAGAAATCGTAGCTATGTTCTTTAACTTAGAAGGTCCTGGAACATGGATTATTACTGAGGGTGAAGAGCAGGAAAACGGAGATTGGCTGCTATATGGATACTGCAATATTTTCGAATGGGAATGGGGATACATAATGTTATCTGATTTAGAAGAATTAGAAGTTCCAGTCGTGCAGTTCGTAAAAGCAGCTGGACATAAAGTAAAAGAATTTATTTGAGAAAGGATGCAAAAATATGAAAAACATTAAATTACCAGCAAATTTGAGCAGATCTCTTAACGGTCTTGCCTTCAAAATGAAAAAACATGCTCCAGAGATTCTTGTAGTTGCAGGAGTTGGCGGAACAATTGCTACTACAGTTATGGCATGTAAAGCTACAACTAAAATTGATGAGGTGTTAGCAGAGAACACAGAACATATTGCAAAGACGAAAAAGTATGTTGAAGAAAACGGATATTCCGAGAAGTATACAGAGAAAGATTATCAGAAAAATTTGACTATCATGTATACACAGAAAGGACTTGCTCTTCTTAAACTGTATGCTCCAGCCATAGCACTTGGAACATTATCAATCACAGCTATTCTTGCTGGACACAATATTCTCAAGAAACGTAACGTAGCAATTGCTGCAGCTTATGAAGTAGTGAATAAGAATTTCAATGATTATCGTGGAAGAGTTGTTGAACGTTTCGGTCACGAGCTTGACCGTGAGCTTAGATACAACATCCATAAGCAGGAAGTAGAAGAAACCGTTGTTGACGAAAAGACAGGTAAAGAAAAGAAAGTTAAAAAGAACGTGGATGTATGCGATGTTGATAGCTATAGTGATTACGCTAAGTTCTTTGACGAGACTTGTCGTGGATGGACAAAAAATCCGGAATTCAATCTTATGTTCTTAAAACAGCAGCAGAGATTCGCTAACGATCGTCTTGAGGAACAGGGCTACCTCTTCTTAAATGACGTATACGAGATGCTTGGCATTGACAAAACATCATACGGTCAGACCATTGGCTGGGTTTACGATAAGGATGTTGTAAGTAAAATCGATTTCGGTATTTACAATATTCACAATGAAGCTAACCGTAGATTTGTAAACGGTATTGAAAGAAGTATTTTACTTGATTTCAATGTAGATGGTAACGTTCTTAACGCTATGTGAATGGTAGGTTTGGATACATATTATTCAGGAAATGCATATCGTGACATGTTTGATTTCCCTCAGTTCGGTGTTGACAGCATCGGCTGAGGTTTTTTAGAAAGGAGTTACAGACATGACCGGACGAGAGCTTATTATACTTATTCTTGAAAATAATTTTGAGGATAAGTCGATAACAGAATTATATACCTTATTTGAAACAATGGATCAAACTGCAGAAAGACTTGGAGTTGGTATTGCTACAGTGGACACTTGGTTTCGATTAGGACAGATCAAAGGCATTACACTTGGTGAAATAACTTATATTTTCAAGAATGCTATGCCAGAAAAGGAGGAGTGACATATGATACGAGGATTATCAGTGTTATTTGTTACTTTAGCAGGAGTATGTTTTGTAGGGGGTATTGTTGTACTTGAATCTTAGACTCATACGGAAAGGGTGGCGTATGTATGGAAAGATTGGAGAAAAACTTTGCGGTTTTAGGTCGTATATTAAAGAATAAAAAGAATCGTCATATCGCTGGTGGAATACTTATTTCTATGTCCGTATTTTTCGGTGGGTTGGCGATAACTGTAATGACTATCAGAGTCGATGAAATAGAAGAGGAGAATGAATAATGAACAAATCGATGATTAATAGCATATTAACTTTTGTGATCGGTGCGGGTGTAGGTGCAGTAACATCTATATTTATTGTAAAGAAACACTATGAGGAGGTCTCTAAGCAGGAGATTGAGTCGGTGAAGGAAGTCTACGCTAAAAAAAAAGAAATGGATGAAGCTTCTAAACTGGATGAAGATCTTAAAGCTGTTAATGAAGTAATCAAGAAAAATGATTATGCTACAGAGTCAGAAGAGCATGTAAAGAAAACAGCAGTGACTGACAATACTGGAGAAGACACAGATGAAGATGAAGATGAAAATGAGAATATCCATATTATTCCTGGGCACGAATTTGGTGCTACAGATAACATCACTGTCACATTGTGGTATTGGACAGACGGAACGGTAACTAATGACAACAAGAAGATTATCGGCAACGTAGAGGATTGCATCGGAGATGACTTCATGGCACACTTCGGAGACGACGAGAATGATCCAGATGCTGTATATGTAAGAAATGACGTACAGAAGATCGATTATGAAATTCTTAAAGAGTATCGCGGTTTCTCCGATTATTTAGAGGAGCAGGATGAGTAATTTAAGAGAAGAATATTTCGATTGGATGTACAGCATGGTTTGTTATAACAGATTTGCGGAGGAAAATTCATATCGTAAGTTATTGCATTTTCTACATTCTGTTGAGTATCGTTGGAAACTACCTGATGATGAAAACCGTACTGAAGACGGCGAAGAAGGTTTGCGATGGACTTTCGCTTATGAGAATCATGTTGATATAGGCGACGAACTTGATGGTCCGTGTAGTGTTCTCGAAATGATATTAGGTTTAGCATATCGTTGTGAGGATATTATGTCAGACCCAGCTGTAGGTGATCGTACTGTTCAATGGTTCTGGCGTATGATAACAAACTTAGGACTCGGTGGGATGACTGATAATAATTTCGACGAAGAAGAAGCAGAGCGTATTGTAGAACGTTTCTTAGATAGACGTTATACACACGACGGTCATGGTGGATTATTTGTTGTTCCACATGCAGAGGAGGATTTACGAGATGTAAGTACGTGGACTCAGATGCTATGGTATCTGAATCGTATAATGTAAAGGAAAATTTAATAATGCTAGATGAAACTATAAATCAAGAAGGGAGGGCTTAAAATGCTAGACTTTATGACTATTGCTACTAAAGTGAAGGAAAAAGAAATGTGCACCGAAGTCTTCCCTAAATTCATTATGAAGAAATCCAAAGATCTCATGATTAGAGGTAGAGATTTCTATGCTATATGGGACGATGAACAAAAATTGTGGTCTACAGACGAAGATGATGTAACAAGACTTGTCGATCAGGAAATGGAACGATGGGTTGAAGACCACAATGATCATATTTTAGGTAAACCAGTTATTAAGCACATGTGGGATGCTGACAGTGGAATGATCGATAAGTTCCATAAGTACTGTCAAAAGCAGATGCGTGATAACTATCATGAACTTGACGAAGAGCTCATATTTGCGAATAGTGAACTGACAAGAGAATCTTATGCAAGTAAGAAGCTTGACTATCCGTTAGTTGAGGGCAGTATTGACGCTTGGAATAAAGTTATTGGTACGCTTTACGATGAAGAAGAGCGTCATAAAATAGAATGGGTCATCGGAGCAATCGTATCCGGTGACTCCCGTTATATTCAGAAGTTCATGGTTCTATACGGTGCTGCCGGAACCGGTAAATCTACTATATTAAATGTGATACAACAATTATTCGATGGGTATTACTGTTCGTTTGACGCTAAGGCTTTAGGGCAGGCTAATAATTCATTTGCTTTGGAACCTTTTAAATCATCACCGTTGGTTGCAATTCAGCATGATGGTGATTTATCACGTATCGAAGATAATACTAGACTGAACTCACTTGTATCTCACGAAACGATGCCTATTAACGAAAAGTTTAAAGGTATTTATGAGACACATTTTAAATGTTTCTTATTTGTTGGTACGAATAGACCAGTCAAAATCACAGACGGTAAATCAGGTTTGTTAAGACGTTTGATTGATGTAACCCCATCTGGACGAAAACTTGGCGTTAGGGAGTATCGTAGACTTATTAAGCAGATACCGTTTGAACTTGGAGCAATCGCATATCATTGTTTACAGGTCTACAAAGACGATACGGAATATTACGACGATTATATTCCTAAGAATATGTTGTCAGCGTCTAACGATTTCTATAACTTTGTGTGCGACTCATATAGCGTGTTTAAGAAGCAGGATGGAACTACATTAAAAGCAGCATGGGAAATGTATAAGCAGTATGTAGAGGAGGCTAAGGTATTCACGCCATTTTCTAAGCGTATATTTAAAGAAGAATTAAAGAACTATTTCTGGGATTACGAAGATCATATCGATCAGGAAGATGGTACAAAGTTGATTAATTATTATAGTGGATTCCGAACGAGCATATTTGATGCTGATATGGGTAGGAAACCTAAGGAAAAAGAAGAGGAGCAGGTTTATTTGATTGATTTCAAAGAGCATGCTTCTCTTTTTGATTCTATGTGTTCAGATTGTACAGCTCAGTATGCAACTACAGAAGACTCTGAGAAACCATTACAGAAATGGGAGAATGTAACTACTAAGTTATCAGATCTTGACACATCTAAAGTCCATTATGTACGTGTTCCGGAGAATCATATTGTAATTGATTTCGATATTAAAGATGAGAATGGCAATAAATGCTTTGAAAGGAATCTACAAGAAGCATCAAAATGGCCTCCAACGTATGCTGAAATAAGTAAGGGTGGTAATGGTATTCATCTTCATTATATTTACGCAGGAGATGATGTAACCAAACTCAGCAGAATCTATACAGATGATGTTGAAGTAAAGGTGTTCACTGGTAATAGTTCATTAAGAAGGAGACTATCGAAATGTAATGACCTTCCAGTAGCAACTATTAGTAGTGGGTTGCCATTGAAAGGAGTAAAAAAAGTGCGAAACTTTGACTGTATTAAGAATGAGCAGCATCTGAGGGCTATTCTTAAACGACATATTAATAAAGAGATTATGTGCAATACGAAACCAAGTATTGACATGATTTATAAGACACTAGAGGAAGCATACGAGAGCGGTATGGGATACGACGTATCTGATATGAAGAACGCTATTTACGCTTTGGCGTTAGATAGCAGTAATCAGCCAGATACATGTCTTAAGTTAGTAGCGGCTATGCATTTTAAATCCGAGAATGCTAGTGAAGTATCTAATGATAGTAACAACGAAGATTTGGTATTTTACGACATTGAGGTATTTCCGAATCTATTTCTTGTGTGCTATAAGTTTCAGGGATTAGGTAAGCCGGTCGTAAGATTGATTAATCCTACACCATCAGATATTGAAGAACTTATTAAGTTCAAACTTGTTGGGTTCAACAATAGACAATACGATAATCATATGATTTATGCATGTCTTATGGGCTATACGGTCTCCCAGTTATATGACTTATCACAAAGACTTGTTAATAAAGACAAGCAGATCAGTCGAAAAGCTAAATTTGGTGAAGCTTATAATCTATCGTTCACTGATATTTATGATTTCGCATCAGCTGGTAATAAGAAGAGTCTTAAGAAATTGGAAATCGAAATGAGCCAACAGTCTGAGACTAAACTTAGAAAAAAGGGATTCTCAGATGATGAAATCGCAGTAATCAAAGCTGGAACACATCATCAGGAGTTGGGGCTGCCGTGGGATGAGCCTGTACCAAAAGAAAAATGGGGGTTAGTAGCTGATTATTGTGGAAACGATGTCGTTGCAGCGGAAGCGTCGTTCTGTTATTTAAAGGGCGATTGGATTGCTAGAGAAATCCTCGCTGATATTACTGGTATGACAGTTAACGATTCGACCAACAGTTTGTCTCAGAGAATTATATTTGGTAATGATCGTAATCCTCAGACTCAATTCAATTATCGTAATCTTGCACTTCCGGTTGGTAGTGATCAGTACGAAGAGTATCTTGAGAAGTTCGGTCATGATTATCGTTTTCGTGTATTCGATGCAGATGGTATGCCACAGTATCGTGATTATGTTCCATACGAAGTATTACCAGATGGATGGAGTATATTGCCGTTCTTCCCTGGATACGAGTATAAGAATGGAAAGTCTACATATTTAGGAGAAGAAATCGGTGAGGGCGGACGCGTATATTCAGAACCCGGATTCTATGGTGCTGTATGGGATGGTGATGTAACCGGACAGCATCCATCAAGTATTATTGCGGAGGTTCTATTTGGACCTGAGTACACGAAAGCCTTTAAAGATATTGTTGACGGACGTGTATCTATTAAACATGAGGCATGGAACGTTATTGATAGATTATTCGACGGTAAACTCAAACCTTATATTCAGAAGGTTATTGATGGCGAACTTACAACGAAGATGCTTGCTAATGCTTTGAAGACAGTAGTTAATTCGGTCTATGGACAGACTAAAGCATCATATAAGTGTGCCTTCAGAGATGATCGTAATGTCGATAATATTGTGGCTAAGCGTGGTGCGTTATTTATGACATTGCTTAAGCGCGAGGTACAGAAACGTGGATTCACAGTTGCTCATATTAAAACAGACTCAATAAAGATACCAGATGCTACACCTGAAATCCAGCAGTTTGTTCTTGATTTCGGTAAAGAGTACGGATATTCATTTGAGACTGAGGCGGAGTTTGAGAAGTTCTGTTTAGTTAATAAAGCCGTTTATATTGCTAAAACAACAGACGGAGAGTGGACGGCTACTGGAGACCAATTTGCAGTGCCATATGTATTTAAGACATTATTCAGCCATGAGCCGATCGTATTCGATGATTTGTGTGATACATTCTCAGCGTCAAAGGGTGCATTATATTTGGATATGAACGAATCGTTACCAGATGTGAAAGGATACGAGCATGATCTTGATAAGCTAAAGTCAAAATACAAACGGGGTAAAATATCCGATGTAATGTACGAATCTATGGCTTCGGAATTGAACAAAAAGATTGAAGAAGGTCATAGTTATCAGTTTATAGGACGTGTCGGTCATTTCTGTCCAATTAAACCAGGACACGGCGGCGGTGAAATGTATCGTGTCGATGAGGGTAAACGAGCGGCTGCATCTGGAACAACTGGGTACCGCTGGCTTGAATCCGAAACTATCAGAGGTGTTAACGAAGAATCTATCGACGTATCATATTTTACTAAGTTAGTAGACGATGCTGTTGATACCATTAATAAGTACGTTGACTTCGAGTGGTTCGTGTCTGATGACCCATATGTTCCGAAGAAAAAAGAGCCAGCGTTTATGAATATTCCAGAAGGGTCTCCAGAAGAAGTGCCATTTGACGAAGATGTAGATGAATTACCGTTTTATTAATTGATAGAGGTATGTTTATGAAACCCGACAATTTAACAACACAGGAATATATAGACTTCCTTCAAAGATTTATATTAGTACATTCCTATATTTACTACGAACTGGATAGTAATGTTATCAGTGACAGGCTTTATGATAAGAAATCTAAAGAGCTTGTACAGTATAAGCACGATTATCCAGAATTATGGAAAAGTAGTCAATATTATGCTCAGTTTCGTGATGATTATAACGGAGCTACTGGATTTACTTTATTTCATGATTTACCAAAATCAGAGCAGGAGAGAATTCATCGTATTGCTTGCTTTGTAGCGCATAAATGTTAGTTCGCGAATCTTTCTTGGACTGTTATAGAAAGATTAAGGAGGATAAAGATATGACGAAAATGCAAATTTTAGACGCTATAATCGGAGGGACAGGAATGGTCATGATACACGACTCTGTTGGGATTTATCGCGGAAAGTTATCTGATGACAATAAAAAATTATTGTTGGGGATACTGCTCACATCTATAGGAGGAGTGCAGATGGGCGTTCGCTGTGTGAACCCAGGTTTTAGATGGTTTAAACGCAATTAAAAGTAAACAACCTTATATCTATGAGAGAAAGGGTTTAGGTCGAACGACTTAGGCTCTTTTCTTTTTACCTAATCTCAGTGAAAGGAGTGATGCTTATGGACGTCATTGATTTATATTTGCGAAACTTATAAACAAAAAATCCAAAACAAATAAAAATAAACAGGAGATTTAAAATTATGGAATTAGTATTTGCACCAAAAAACGTATTACAGATCAACGATGCTAGAATTATTTTTAAGAACTTCAAAGGTGAAGGTGGTAAGTTCAACAAAGAGGGAGAGCGCAATTTTGCACTTCTTGTAACTGGGGGAATCGTGGACGATGGAACTGGACGTAGAGAAGTAGATCTAGAAGAGATGGCTGATATTCTTATAAATGATGTCAATCGCCTTGGGGCAGGTTGGAACGTTAAGATTAAAGCGCCAAGGGAAAAGGACGACTTGCCATTTATTTATTTGCCAGTTAAGGTAAGATTTAATGAGCGTGGACCACAGGTGTATATTGAGTCAGGCAACTCACACAGAAAACTCACAGAAGAGACTGTAGCGTTACTCGACGATATTGACATTGCATCTGTAAGTATGGACATTAGACCATATGACGATGAAATTAATGGAACTCCGTTTAGAGCAGCCTACTTGCAGTCAATGAAAGTAGTTCAGAATATTGATAGATTTGCAGCAGAATACGCTGAAGAAGAATATCCGGAGGAGTAAGAAGATGAATTTTGGACAGGCATTAGAAAAAGTAAAATCAGGTGAAAAAATATTCAGACATGGATGGAATGGTAAAAACATGTTTGTTGTATATCAGAAAGGATATCCGGACGGCATTCCGTGCAATATGCAGACAGCAAAAGCATGGGGGCTAAAGGAGGGTGACTTATTCAAATGTGAACCTTATCTTCAGATCAAGATGGTAAATGGTAGCCATGCTATGTGGGTACCAAGTATTAACGATATTTTAGCAGAAGACTGGGATTACATTCATTAATCCTGCACGGGGAATCAGTCTAGTTATATTAGTGGGGGACTGACATGAGAGGTAGCAATAGAGTTATACGGGATGAGGCTATCAAAAAATAATTATGTTTAAAGGAGATTAATATAATGGCAGAAATTAAAGGACATGGTGCACCGGGAGGACACATTGAGGGAGCTGTAGGTGATATTTATGTAGATGAACGTACCGGTCTGAAATACAGATGTACATACGCTGGAAGACTTAGTGGCAAGTTAACATGTGAGTGGGCTAACACAGGGAAAAGAGCTGAGATTAAGTCATCGAGACCTCAGCAGAAAGCAGTGAAAACAAGCGAAAAGAATGACATTTAATTGAAAGGTTAATGATACACGAAAGGGTGGTGTGAACGTGAGAGTCAATAAGTACAAAACTAAATTAAAGGATAATAAGGCAGTACTAATTAAAGAATCAAGTACAAACTATCCAGAGATGAAAAACAAATTTCGTTACGCTTCTGATGTGGTAAGCTTCGCTAAGGGTTACCTAAAACTCCATGAAGAGAGCGAGGAATATATTTATATGTTATGTTTAGATACCCGTTGTAGGCTGACTGCTGTAATTGAAATCTCTCATGGAAGTGTTGATGTATCGGTGGTATCGCCTAGAGAGGTTTATCAGAAGGCGCTACTGGCTAATGCTGTTAACATTATATTACTTCATAACCACCCTAGTGGAGATAGTGAACCTAGTAGCAATGATATCACTACGACAAAAAGAATGGAAGAAACAGGGGTATTAGTCGGAATTCGTATGTTAGATCACGTCATTGTAGCTGAAGATAATTGCTATAGTGTATGTACAAACAGTTATATTCGCGAAGAAAACTAGTGCTGTTATGAAACTATTTAAAGTTAGAAAGGAGTAACATTATGGAATTCAAAAGAGGAGACAAAACAATTAAGGTGCCTGGTTGGGTTATTGCAGCCGGTATTGTAACGTTAGGGACTATGGTTGGCGATATCTGTAAGGTACGAATTGAAAACCACAAATAGTTTTGAGAAAGACCTGGTTAGGAGTAATCTTAATCTGGTCTTTTCTTTTTATATTTATTGTACACACATTATTTACGATAGCTGAGAATGTGAATACAGTATTTACTGGGAGGAGGTAAACAACATGACATTGGAAGGACCAGTACTTGTATATGATCGTGTTAGTCATAATAATTTTGTAATACACGAATCCACTGAATTAAACGTTCCTGAAAAAATACCAGTGGCTTGGGATTATAAATTTGAAAATCCTGAATTAGTATTGGGAGTCGCGACATTACATAAAGAAGGAAGCGTTATGTTGGCTACAGTAAATGTAACGAACGAACTATTTAAACAGATTATTCAAGATCGTGGAAAAATTTATTGTGGTGGGCGATATAAGGGTGTTAAGACACACAAAATGTCAGATAGTGTCATTACTCATGTCGACAAAGCAGAGTTATGCGGGCTCGGTATATACGAGTCTGGTGACGAATTTTTATATTTAAAAGTTAAGGAGTAACAAAAATGGCAATACCAAACATGAAAAAAGAGTATTCAGATAGATTCGATGCTCTTAGAAAAAATAGAGTCGAGGTTAGCTTTCATAAATATGGACCGGCTCGAACAAATTTTGAAGACAAACTTGTTGATGCATTAGCTACACATGAGTTGTGTATCAAGAAGTATAAGAAAACAAAAAACACAGAATATTTAGTAGATGCGGCAAATTATCTTATGTTTGAGTTCATGTATCCTCAGTTAGAGGGGGCATATTTCAAACCGACAGATAGTGATGAGTCTGCTGGAACAGTTGGTGAACCGATTGGTGAGTGGGGGTTATAGAGATGCTTATTAAGATCACATTGACACTGGTTGTTATCGCATTTGTACTTGAAACGCTTGGTCATCTATATACGGCGAGTCTTGACACGATGGATAAATTAAGATTCGCTTGCAAAAAATTTACAAAGGGTGAAAATATATTTTTATACATTATCACCATTATAAACATACTAGCGTTCATTATGTTTGTTATAACAGCGATATACGTTATATTTACATATCTGTAAAGGAGGTTACTAATGAGTTGGGTAGTAAGTGTAGAGAATAAATTAAGACCTTGCAAGGCGAAAATAAAGAAATCCGATAATTATAAGAACGCGTTATTCCATAGATGGAGTGGCGAAGGTGAAGCAATAGTAGAATTAGAGAATGGGCATATTCATATGGTGCATCCAGAAAACATTATATTTTTAGACCATCCTTTTAATGATTATAGTTGGGAAGACAACGGAGGTGCTGAAAAAAATGCCTAGATTTGAAAAGTGCGATCATTGTAGATATGGCTGGAATAACCCACGTGGCTGTAATTATCCAGAACCACTTGATCCATGTAGGATTGATATGTCATGCTATCGGCCTATGACTGAAGCACAGAAATTTCAGCAGAAAGCAGAGCGTGAGCGTAAGTCAGACAAAACAAATCATACTAAACTGGTTGGCGATATATTTTCCGGATACGACATTATCGATACAACCAATCCCATGGAAATGGCAAATTATTATGCTTCGGAACTCGTGAAAAAGATTACGAATGCATCTGTAAAGCAGAAAAAGAAAGTGTCGGGGAACGTTCCGTCCGGTATGGTTTCTTCGGTAGAGCTATCTCAAAAATTAGGGGTACCAGTAGCTACGATACGCATGAATTGTAGAAAAGGACTATATCCAGGAGCAACGAAGGTCAATGGTAAGTGGCTCATACCTATATATCGATTTAAATGTTCGCGCAAATAACATCTTCTTTTATGAAAATAATGAAGGAGGATTATATTAGGATGAACGAATATGAAATAGTATTTACGAAGAAATTGTATAACAAAATCAAGGACAGGGTCTATGGTCATGTGTATTGTGGGGTTAAAGACAACACATTGCGAATCGACATCACAACGCGTGATGATTTAGGATTTACTATGTGGGTTGACGACTTTGCAAATCGCATACTCAGTGGACTTACAACTGATTATGTGCTGTATGAGTTTTTACGTAGATATAGGGCGTATTTAGTATCAGAGATAACATGTGATTATTTTAAGAAGGCTCAGGCATAACGCTTGGGCTTTTTCTTTTATATTTTAGGAGGTGATAACGATGGTTTTAGTAGGAGCAGGTATTGGATTCCTTTGCGGAATTATCATAACACTACTGTGTATTTCATTAGGTGATGCTGCAAAGAACGCCGATGTGCATATTGATGAAGGAGGTGAGTGATATGGACTTTATTGACAAGATCGTATATTTCGAGCAGTATTGTCCAACATGTAAATCGGCTGAGTGTGCGCAGGATGAAGAACCTTGTAACGAGTGTCTTGGTCAGGCAGTAAATGAATATTCACACAAGCCGATCAATTACACTCCGGACAAAAAGAAAGGCGGTAAGTAGTATGAAAAAACAAGAATATTTACAAGTCCTTGTAGAGTTAAACAAGCTTAAACTACCAGGCAATAACGCGATGAATGTGCGTTATAACCAGGGTGTTGAAGCGGCTAAGAAATTATTAAGAGAATTTGTGGAGGAGAAGAGACGATGAATTTTATTTCTTTTATCGAACTTATGCTGTACACGCTTCTTATTTACATGTCAGTATCAAGTATTATTAGTAGAATTTGTATTTGTATTGAAAGATGTAACAATGTAAAGGGTGGGGATTCAAATGACGAGAGCGGAGAGGCGTAGAGCTGAGCGAGAGAAAAACAAGACAGCTACTTACAATTTAACGGAAGAGCAGCTCGAAGCTATGGTAAACGAAAAGATTGCTACAGAGCTTAAGCGTGTTAAAAAAGAAGCAACAGAAGATGCAGTACGTACATCTATGGTTCTGATGCTTACATTACCTATGGAAGTACTCATGGATCATTACTGGCAGAAAACATATTCAGATAAGATTCCAAAGTTCACGGAACACGTAATTGATTATTATAAAAAATGGGAATCAGGTGAATTGGATATGGATAAATTGCGAGAAGATTTATGGGAGAGAGGTCGTGTAAGAATAGAAGAACAGGAAGAATAAAAGGAGGAGTCATTATGTTGATTGGATACGAAGATTGCAAAGATAGATTGGAAATTCGTTTGTGTGATCCTGAACTTAAACCAGAACGCATTAAAGCTTTACCAGTGATATATGTAGGTGACTGGGCTGGATATTTCGCAGTAAATATTGGCTCAGATGGTGAGGGCCTGTATTCGTTCAATGTCAACAATGGTATTATGAATTACTGGGGGATTACTGTAAACCAGCTGTATCGTGATGCGTTGGCAGCAATGAATAAAGAAGCACTATTACTCTTTGATATTACAGACATTCGTTCATTTTTAGAAAAATCAACAGCGATGACATCTAATCTATATGGTAAACGTTTATCTATTGATCCACAGGTTATGCGACTATTTGCTATTACAAATATAAAACACATATATGGCGCTGGCTGTATAGCGAATCATAACGTACGCAAGACGATTGGCGATTCTCTTGGATACAACTACTTTGTGATACCTTCATCTATACATGAACTCATGATAATTCCTGACTGTGACTATGATATTGTTGAAGAACTTAAATTTATGGTACATGAGGTGAATTATGACAGTGGTGTAGTTAGTTCAGAAGATATTCTATCAGACAAAGTTATGTGGTGTAGCAAAGACGGCTATATTGTGGTAAACGCTGATAACAAGCCATGAGATAAAAGCAAGAGACCCTCTGTTAAGAGAGCCTCTTTTATATTTGGAGGAAAACTAATGAAGAAAAATATTAAAAAACTGACAGCAGTAATTCTAATGATGTTAATGGTATTCAGTATTTCGGGATGCGCTATTCTCGATTCGAAACTAAACGATATTAAAGGCGATCTGATCGGTAATAGCTATACGATTCGTACGTACGATAATTATGGAAGCATTGTTATGACGGCTACCGGAGATCGAATAAATATTGTTGGTAATCCAGTAGAAACAACATCATACAGCAGCGATGGTGAAGTCATTACTGGATACGAATTATCATCAGTTATTACGATTAATATCGATGGTGAGCAGATCCAGAGCTGTGGTGATACATGTATATTTGAAGGAAACGGATTACGGCCTGATACAGTATTCAGTCAGAATGATATTTACAGTTATGCAGGCAGTATTACCGATTGGACTAGTATTACTGGTGTCGTTAATAAATATAAAAACATGTTTGGTAAAAGTCGTGTTGTGGTAATTAAATCGCAGCTCGGTCAACCTATTACAGCATATTCTGGTGATGAAGTATACTGGGAGATCCCAGATGATTTACCTAAAATGACAAAACTTATGATAGATGGAAAACCTCTTTATATTCACAGAGCAAATTTCCAGATTATAGATACAGAATTACTTGATTAGGAGAAGCAAGATGAGCGATAACTTAAGAAAAAACGCAGAGGGTTATTCTGATCCTACAGCATATAAAGCTATTAAAGCAGCAGAAGATGAGAGTGCTAAATTTCAGAAACTACTAGATACTATATTCACTATTTGTGAGTTGTCAGGTTTCCATATCGAAGGGAGAATCACAATCAAATCAAAGAACACTGGGAGGATATGGAGATGAGTAGACTGAATTTTGACACAACACAAGGTAGCAAAAAGGCGATATGCGAAACGATATCCGATAGAAAAAGAGCCAATATGGTTAATTCGAGAGTATTACCCGTAGCCAGAAGTGCATTCCAGCATAAACCATACGCTACTGATTATTTTAGAGGTGAGATTCTTAATGACAAGGAAGACTGATTTCTTATATCCACACCAGCAGCAAGCTATAGACCGAATGTTTACTGGTTGTATTCTTAACGGTGGTACTGGTAGCGGTAAGAGTAGAACGTCATTATATTACTACTTCAGTACATATGGCGGGTATTTAGGATATCATACCTATAAGCCTATGTCTAAGAATCCACCGGACTTGTATATTATAACAACCGCTAAGAAAAAACACGATATGGAGTGGGAAGAAGAGCTTACACCATTTCTGTTATATCCCGATAAGAAGACACATGTGACTGGAATGTATGGTAATTTGGTAGTGATAGATAGTTGGCAATGTGTTAAAAAATATCAAGATATTAAGGATGCGTTCTTTATATTTGACGAGGATAAGGTTACTGGAAAAGGGGCTTGGTGTAAGGCTTTTCTTAAGATTGCTAAGTATAATGAGTGGATCATATTATCAGCAAGCCCAGGTGATACTTGGCAAGACTACGAAACTGTATTTGTGGCTAACGGTTTCTTTCGTAATCGTACAGAATTCAGAGATAATCATCTTATATATTCACGTTATACTAGCTATCCAAGTGTGACAGGGTATAGAAATGAAACAAGGCTTATTCGTCTGAGAGATAGAATTCTTATAAATATGGATTTTAGAAGACACACGATACCGCATCATGAAGATGTTTGGGTCGAATATGATAAACCGTTTTACAAAGAAGTCATGAAGACACGTTTTGATCCATTCAAGAAAGAGCCAATATCCCAAGCCTCTGTGCTATGTTATATTCTCCGTAAGATTGTTAATTCTGATGTGTCTCGTCAAGTAAAATTGCTGGAGCTGTTTGAAGAACATCCAAGAATGATTATATTTTACTCGTATGATTATGAACGCGATATTTTAAAGAATCTTTATTACGGAGAAGACGTAGCTGTTGCTGAATATTCAGGACATGCTCATGAAGCAATACCGGAGACAGAACGATGGGTGTATATAGTCAATTACAGTTCGGGTGCTGAAGGTTTTAACTGCATTAAGACTGATTGCATTGTATTTTTCTCTCAGACTTACAGCTATAAAACGTTACTGCAGGCATGTGGACGTATAGACAGACTTAATACACCATACATCGATTTATATTACTATCATTTGAAGTCTCGTTCTAATATCGACTTAGCTATATCTCGAGCTTTGTCACAGAAGAAAAATTTCAATGAGCGTAAATTCATAGATAAGAAATGAAAGGAAATATGGATTATGTCAGAAGAGTATGAAAAGTTAGTACCTACACCATTAAATTCATTCGATACAGAGATAGATTTGATTAATGATATTTTAGAGCAAGCCGTACGACATGGTGCTGATATAGGTGGATCGTATGAAAGTAATGAAAATGGTCTGCTTGATGCTATATATAAATATCTGATATATAGAGGACTATATGATAGGTATAAAGTTGTTTACACCGATAACGATCAGGACTATTGCAAACTAAGAATAGTTAGAAAATAAGGAGATATATATTATGAATAATTTTATTGATATGTTAACTGATTATATGGATGCATATAAATCTACCAATGCGTTTAAAGATAGCTTGAAGATGGAGATTTATTCGCGAAAAGCTGAGTATGAAGAATATCTCGATAAAATGTACGCTAATTATATACATGGTTGTACGCGTCAGATTATTAGCTACAATGAGCAGATCGGAGATATTAAATCAGCCGGATTAAAGGTATTAAGAAATTCATCAGGAAAGCACAAAATTGTTATAAAGTGAGGTGAGTATTATGACCGATAAAGAAAAGACATTTTTCAGAATGTGTATAAAGTTCGTATTATGTGATTTATGGACTGTACGAGAAGTTATCGACCTGGTACAGGATTCAATCCCAGAGTCTGAGAGTCATTCATATTTATCTAAATGGGAGCAACTTGGTCTATATAGATCAAACTGGAAAATCGACGCTGGGGTATTTACTGGTAATCTTGGATGTTATCCTAGCGAGTATCTTGATATTGCTAAAGAGTACGTTGATTATTATTTCTACGCGAAAAATACAAGGGCTGTTATGGATACTTAGAAATTTATTTTGAAAGGAGAACAATTATGGAGAAATACGATGTAGTATTGAACACAAAAGGATTAAGAAAAGCGGCGTTTGCTGTAGGTTTTGGGTTGTGTATGGGTAAAGCAGTAGCTAAGGCTGTCGACATGTTTGTGTGTGCGGCAGTTGGCGTGGTTTTAGATCATACAGTCGATAAACTCTCAGATGATGACGAGCCAAAAAAGAAAAGTGGTCGATATGAATGGGGTGAACCAGAAAACTCCAAAGAAGAGGAGTAAAGTTTCATAAGTAACAGGACAGAGGGTCTTGGCTATATTTGGCTAAGACTCTCTTTTATTTCTCAAGCGTAGAAAGGAGGAGCCATGGCTAATAAACGAAAAGTAAAACGCTTAAACAAAGAATGGTATGTAGCTGATGAATATGGGCATACCGACAAAATGCTTGTTATTAAAGTAAACGAGCTTATTGGAATTGTGAATCATCAGCAGGAAATTATTCACGATCTTGAAACTATTCTCAAAAATAATGGGGTGAAAAGGAGATAACAGATTATGATGAACACAGCTAAAATTAAAGAAATCGGAAAATGGATGATGGTAGTAGGCAGTGCAGTATTTACTGGAGGGGCGGGATGTTACTGGGCAGCTGGACATATTGAGCGTAAGGAAGAGAAGAAGATTCATCAGACTAAGCTTAATCGCATTGCTGAAGAAGAACGTATTAAAGATATTAAAATGCGTGAGGAATTGGCTAAGGCTGATGCAGAAGCTAAGACTGCATATTCTCAGAGACTTAAAGAAATGGATCAGGAGACATTCGCTAAATTTCATGCAGATCGTGTGGCTAAAGCAAATGACGATGTATGTCGTGATGCCGAGAGAGTTAAGAGTAACGCGGAGGCAGAAGTAGTTCGTGTTCGTCTTGAGTGTAAGGAAGAGATTAATCGTATCCGCGAGGAGTGCCTTAAGAAAATTGAGGCGGCTGACAAGAAACGTGATGACGCTGTAGCTAAGTACGAAGCTATTGACACGTTGTTTACAAACAAAGATAAAGTTCTTAAAGCAAAAGAAGCGTTAGATGTAGCGGTTGAGAAGGATAAGAAAGCCAAAGATGACAAAGAGGAATTACTTGAGGGTATTAAAGACCTTCTGTCAGCATAAGGGGGATAGAGATGATATTTATTAACATATTTATATTAATAGCACCGGTTATTTTATATTTAAAAAACAATAACACCTATAAAATCATATAATTATATTGAATGCAATAGCCAAACATGACTATGCAGCTATGCTGGAAGATCAGTGTAACAAGCGTATCGGTTATGAATGTATCGAATCATATTATAAGACGTTATTTAACCTATTTGACTGGGGGTATAAGAATCTTGTACCGCGTGACGTTTACAAAAGAATCGAGCCGTTTATTGATAAGGAGAATTGGAAAGATGAATAATACTACGAAAGTAATGATATTAGCATATGCTTCCGAGCCGGACAAGGATTATAACTATGACGGTGATGAAGTTGTATATAAAGGAAAGAGATACTGGGTGTGTCTTAGAGATGAGACTGTAAGATTTTTAGGAATTGTAAAGGAGACAGAATAAATGGTTATAACTTTGTTATGTATATTTGTAACGATTGCTGGTGCTATTTTGCATTATAAGTTTGAGGATAGCTGTAAGTATTACGATCTTGACGTTGGTGGCCTTGTCTGTATGTTATTAGGCGGACTTGCAACATTCATTGTAGTTGTAGTTATTATTATAGGACATACTGGAGTCGATGTATCTATTTACAAAGCACATATGCAACGCGAGTCTATTATTAAACAGATAGAATGTGTTAATAGTGAATATGAAGATAATACGAGATCAAAAGTTATAGAGAAGGCTTATAACTGGAATAAAATTGTATATTCGGCAAAATACTGGAGTAAGAGTCCATTTACTAATTGGTTCTGGAGTCAAGAGTATGTCGATTCATTAGAGTATATCGATTTGGGGGAATGATGTTTATGTTAGAGATTATAGAACTGTGCAGAAAGTATGGTGTTTCTATTAGTTTTGATCGTTATGATGATTTAAAGTCTACTGGTGTCCGTATATTTGATCACAGTAGTGGTAGATGCTTAAGACACGTATTTCCTTATGAAGAGCTTGATAATATGGTAGATAAAGATGCGTATGTCACCAATGCTATGAAACGTTTACTGGATAGTATTCTTCTTGAACAATAATTCGCGATTAAAACAAAGCCTCTAATGAGAAAACCAAAAGGAGGAGATGATACTTATGTTTGAACGTATTAAAGCTTACAAAAAACTAAAAGAGATCAACCGTTTTTTAGAGGGGGCTAAGGTAGCGGCTAAATTAACAGGAGATGAAAAAATGTTAAATGACGCTAACGAGACTCTTCGCTATAATGAGCTGATTAGAAAGGAGATGTGGCGTAATCGTGAAATGGCAGTAGCATTTATTCAAGGATATAAAGAAATTGGTTTTTAACAGGACAGAGGGTCTTGGCTATATTCGGCTAAGGCTCTCTTTTATTTTTAGAAAGGAGTAGAAAATGATTAAAGAGTTTTTTGAAAAACATAGCAATTTGATTTTTACATTAGAGCATCTTTGTATGCCTTGTGGTATGTGGAGAATACGAATTTACGACGTTAATTATGGTTTAGGGTATGGTCCAATTTTTACACATGCCATAAGCGACGATGAGATAGATTACTTTAAAGCTGATTTTGAAGCAGCCGTTATGGCACCCGTTATTAATTGGTGGGAGACATCTCACCAATTATTAGAAAAAAATAAAGGAGGAATGCAAAATGGATGTTTATGATTTCTTAAGTCAATTTGAATCGGTTGCCATCGCGCATGGTCTTAGGTTATGTATGACAAGAGCGCCACTGGGTTGTGATTTATATTTTAGTTTTACAGACGATCAAACAAAAGACAAATCGGAGCTATATTGCTTTGATACGAAACGTGATTCCTTCGAGAACTTATTTAAGAATCTTGAGAGAATAGCGGAAGCGTTTAAAGAAAGGGAATAAAAGAGATGATTAAAATTATTAAACCAGGGACGAGACAGGAGAAGCGTTGTGATTATTGTGGCTGCTTATTTTCTTTTGAGGAAGAGGATATTAGAGCTAAGACAACAGTTCATACAGGTGGATTTCCTGGTATCGCGAAAGGCAGTACGTACATAAATTGTCCTCAATGTAAGAAAGAAATTGTATTGGAGGCAATGAGATAGATGATTAGGGTGATTGTTGAACCATATTGTCAAAATTGTCGTTATTTTAAACCCTATATTTCTGATAAAGGTTATACGACTTTTCCAGAACACGATACTATTATTTGCTGCGAAAATGATTCGGCATGTACATATGCACGTAATGAACTGAAAAAGAAAATGGAGGATGAAGATTAATGATGTTATATGTGGTTCACGGAAACACTTATTATGATGGTTATGGTCATATCGAAAATATTTTTGGTATTTATACGAAAAAAGATACAGCAGAAGCAGCTAAAGATTTAATAATCAAGGAACTCTACAAAAAAGAAATTGCAAGAGGGTGGATGACTATTGTTGATGATATGTCTGATATTGAAGTGGAAATTTTGGAAATCGATGCTGATGAAATCGTAAACATTGAACTTGGAGGATATTGTGAATGATTAAATTAGAAAATGTAGTTCTGGCAAGTCCGGAGCAGATGGAATTTATTATTGAAGGAATGCGTAATCCGATGAATAGCTGGGAGAAGAGCAACAGTGGTTATGGTTGCGATTCCGGTTTGTGTTCAGGTCATTGTGCATTTAGCCCTGAATGGTGTGGTAATACTCAAAGATATGTATTAGGCGAAAACGACCACTCGCTCATGCAGCGGTTAGCAAAAGCGGGTACAGATCATAGAAAGTTCATGAGGATGATGCCGGTGTATGTGAGAATTACGGCGCCGTTATATTGGTGGAAAGAATTTGATACGTATAAGGTTGGTACTGTTGCGAACTCTTGCAGTACTATGCATAAGATTCAGGCGAAAGAGTTTACAGTAGATGATTTTAGTTGTGATCATTTAACAAAAAGCACAATGAAATTATTCAATGAAAGTATTCGCGAATTAAATTTCTGGAGAGATGCTTTCAACTGTAAATCAGACGGGGAACGAAATTTATACTTTGCTAACAGTGGTTGGAACGACACTTACATTCCGACTAAAAAAGAATGCTGGTGGCAGATGATTCAGCTTCTTCCGAGCAGCTATAACCAGACTCGTAATGTTATGTTAAACTATGAGGTTCTGGCTAATATGTATTACAGCAGGAAGAATCATAAGTTGGATGAATGGTGCGAGTTCTGTAAGTGGATTGAGTCACTGCCATATTCTGAATTGATTATAGGAGAGGAGAAACCAAATGACTAATATTAAACTCGACGGATGCTTTCTGGAAGGGGTTTGTGATCACTGTACTAAGATTAAACCGGTCATCGCTGAATGCAATGTATTTTTGTCCAACGAGGTTAAGGATATTCGAGTAAGTTGTGAGCACTATCATATTTGTAAGAATGCGGCTAAATGCATTAAGAAAACTAATGAACTGAAGTAGACGCGAACATTACAACTCCTATTATGAAAGGAAGGTGAACTATTATGTTAAGTATTGAAGACGTAGAGAAAATAAGTCGTGAGTACAGAGAGTTGGCTGAACACTGTGATGATCGGGTATTAGATATTATCTCGTTCGCAGAGGACGCTCTCGAGTATTATGAGCTTATTAATACGGAGGCTGATACTCTCACATTTGGTGAGTTCACCAGACGGTATGAGAGGGCAATTAAACAATTGGAAGAACTGGTCTAATAACTAGACCTTTTCTTTCTACGCGATAAAAACTGTTCCTTTAATGAAAGGAGTGATATTTTATGGTTTACAAAGTAAAAGATATTGCGTGTTTTCTAAATGTAACGGAAGAGCAAGTACGAAGATGGTGTAGAAATGGGGCGCTTAAAGCAGACAAGAATTCTAAAAAAGATGGGTATATTATTCAGGAGTATAATTTGAATATATTCATGAACGAACATCCCAAATATAAGAAATCGTGTGGCGATAACTTAGACTTGAACACTAAATTACATTCGCTAGAAGTGCAGTTAGAACGGATGAAGCAAGAAATTGTGGACCTAGAAAACATCATCGAAATACTAAAAGACTCAGAGTAACGTCTGGGTCTTTCCTCTTTCTACGCGAACATTACAGCTCCTATTATAGAAAGGGGTGATTTATATGATAGCAATGCAAGAAGTTAAAAGCTATTTATATAGTTTAAATGCGATAAAGTATCATTATGATATGACAGAATTTAATAGACGATCTGATTTCGTTTATAAAATATGTGCTTATTATGGGTACTTAACACATAGGCAGGTAATAGATATGTTTGAAACTTGTTGAAACTTATTGGATATTATAAATAATTAAGAGGATGGACTCAGAGTGACATCTGGGTCTTTTTCTTTTTACGCGATAAAAACTGTTCCTTTATGACTAATAGTAAGAAAGGAGATTAAAAGTATGACAAAGACAAGAATGGAATGGAACGAGCTTTATAACAAATTCGAAGGTATGTATAATCCTTATCCTGTGCAGATGTCGTTTGCAGAAGCTTTCGGTAAAGCGAGGGATGATGGATTGATTACCGACGACTAATATAAGGGAGCACGAGAATTTTATGGAAACTTGTGGAACTATACGGGTGATTGATATTTGATTATAGTCGCTAATTAGAGTAAGGGCTCGGCTAAATTTAGCTGGGTCTTTTCTCTTTTATTTTAAAAAGTAGGTTATAGGATTGATATTTAACTTTTGAAGACCGTACTGATATTATATCAAATGTTTAAAGGGAGTAGGAGAATGAAGACTAAGTTTATAGCAGGATTATTTATATTTACAGCTACGCTTGGATTGGCAGGCTGCAGTGGAAGTGAAAAGAAAGCAGAATCATTGGAGCCGATTAATATTTCAGTGTCAGATAAAAGAGAAGATGGGAGTCTTACAATGGTCGATCCGGATGGCAATAACTATTTGCAATTCAATGGTATCATTCACATTGAGAGTGACGGTAGCAATGGCAAGCCAATCAAGATCATGATTTACCAAAATGAATCAGAAGACTACGAATTCGATTAGAAGAGGGGAACGATGAGTTATATTGAATGTACAAAAACAGGGCTTAAGATCGTCACAGATATACTACTGCGTGATATCTTACCACTTATTAATGCAAATGATGTCAGACTGATAAATGAGGATGGCGATGAAATCATGTGTATCGCGCAAGGTTATCTTATAGGTTCGCTGTCTGATGAGCTATTATGTAACCGTGTAGTAGCTATATGGAACGAAGAATCTGTATTAAATACGATTAATATACTGATTGGAGGTAAGAACATTGATATTTAACTTTTGGAGACCATACTGTTTCTTCAAACCAAGAAAAGACGGTTGGTATCTTTGTACTGTACAGGACGGGTATGGAGTGAACGAGCCGAAAGTCCTGTACTTATATTTTCGTAAATGGGATCGGAGATGGATTAATGATACAAGACAGACTGTGTTTGACGGGTACAAAGTGTATGAGTCTGGTAAAGCACCGATCGAGGATTACCGTGTATTCACTGATATTTACTGTGAGCGGTATGATGTGGTAGCTTGGAAAAAACTACCATGGTGTTATATTTGGAGCAAGTTTAAAGGAGATATGAGATGAGTGTAACAAAACCACCATTAGGGGTGATACCTAGAGTTTTATGGGAATTCATGTGTGATAATTACAGAAAAGATAGTCTTTTCGAAGCTATGCGTCGTTACGCATTGGTTGATGAGCCAATACCGGACGAATGGGTAGAAGAATATAAAGAAATAATAAAAAGACAGGAGATAAGAAATGAATAGGGAAAGATTTGTAAATGGGCTGAAAGACGCTCCTCATTATTCCAAGAAGCAGCGTAAGAATATTATTGGAAGAAGTCTAAAGAGTTGTAATTGGAAAACTAAATGTACTATTGCGATGGAAGAATTTGCAGAACTGCAGCAGGAAGTAAGCAAACATATTCGTGGCTATGACGATAAGATTGGACTTTTGGAAGAGATAGCGGATGCATATATTTGTCTCGAATTCCTTAAGTCCATTTTTCATATTAGCGAAAGTGATGTGTTACGTGCTGTTGAAGTGAAATTGAAGAGAGAAGATGATAACTTAAAGCACGCAGAAGCTAAAGAGAAAAGGGAGAAGATGTTAAATGAGCAGAGAGTATGATTTATATTTGCAGGATCATAGAGATGGCGTGAAGAAAGCGTTTAAGTTCATTCATGATAGAATACCTTCTCTTGTGCCAGTCGATCAGGAGTTGAGATTAACGCAGCAGATTTGTTTTGATCATGATCGTAGTAAAAATAATGAAGATGAGTACGAGCCGTATGATGAATATTTCTATGGTAAGAATAGATCATATCAGGTTATTCAGGATTATGAATATGCTTGGCTGCTTCATATTCATCGTAACCCTCATCACTGGCAGTATTGGATTCTGAATCATGACGATCCGGACGAAGCTGAGACGATCATAGATATGCCAGAAAACTATATTCTCGAAATGATTTGTGATTGGTGGTCATTCAGTTGGCGATCTGAAAATTTGTATGAGATATTTGACTGGTATGATAAAAATGGTCCATATATGAAATTGAGCAGAAAGACCAGAAAGTCTGTTGAGTTTATTTTGGAGAATATTAGAAAAGTGTTAAATGAACTTGACAACGACAAAGATATCGAGCATAGTGGTGTAAAAGGAATGAAGTGGGGTGTAAAGAACGGACCACCTTATCCTATTGATCATAATGAGGTGATTTTAAACACAAATAGTTCGTCGGATAGGATCACTAAAATTAAAAGGGTCAATATGGCAGAAGAAAAGTTTACACAATATGCTTTGAATCCAAATAAAGCACCAGACAAAGCACACGCGTTCGAGGTGGCTTTAGGATATACATTAGATAATTATAAAGATCTCATGGCTAATATTTCTGATAATTTCGATTCACGTAAATTGGAAGAAAAAGGTGATGACGGGTATGGAATGCGGTATCAGCAGGTGATGAATTTAAACGGTCCAAATGGAAAAACGGCAAACGTATGCACTGCTTGGATTCAAGAAAAGAACGGAGCTAGTGTAAAATTAACGAGTGCTTATGTAACAAAGAAAGAGGTGTCGAAATGATTGTAAAATTATATGATAAAGTAATTCTAAAAGACGGACGTCACGGTGTTGTAGTTGAAATATTAGAACCTGGGGTAGCATATTTAATTGATGTTGAACTACCAGGACCTGATTGGGATACTATAACAATACGAGATGGTGATATTTCAAAAGTGTTGAGGTAGACGTGCATATGATTAATTTAAAAAAGCTAGTAGGTTCAAAGGTAAGAATCGTTGACATTGATGATATTACATACGAAGGTATTGTAGACGAATATATCGATGCTGAGGATAATGTACCGGAAGAAATCGAAGCGATTATTCTTACCGATCTTCTCAGACTTGACGATGGTAAAAAGTTCATCAATCCGATTGAATTTAAAGCAACTGAGATAATAAGTGTTTACAGTATTTAATTAGTGGTGTTCCCATGAGTCTGTTATAGGCTTGTGGGATTTTTTATTATTACATGAGCGAGACGTGATATATGATGTATGAAGAAAATTGGTATGGTCGAGACACATATAACTACGAGCATGTGTTAAGACCTAGAAAAAAGGAGAGACAAAATGAGCATGTCAGAAACAAAAGAAGAATTGGATACAAAATTCGAAGCAGAGGTAAAAGGATTATTAGCTGGATATTTACCAGATGAGAATTCTCGAGATTATGTTGCTTTTAAGATTGCATTACTTCATCGCAATTATACGGAACAGGAGATGAGTTCTGGTGGAGAATGATGTAAAAGAATTATATTTCGGATTGTACTGCAAGACGTGTAAGTATTATTGGATGCCTGCTGATAAGAGACCATGTCTTGGGTGTATCCGTGAACCATTGGGTGAAATTTCGCATAAACCAATGGAGTGGAAACCGGATAAATGATTCGCGATATATTCTGGTCCTCTTATAGAAAAGTAAAAGGAGGATTGATATTTATGGGGATCAGAAAATTTATAGTGAAACCTGGTACAAAAACAGAGCAGGGCTTTATAAATATTTTACAGAGTGTTGGTGTTAATCCGACTAGTGTAATGTGTAGGCGGAGTGATGTATTTGGTACCGAGTGTAACGAATATTTGATGAGCGAAGGGTTATATAAACAAATCGCTCCTCAGCTTGAGAAAATGATGAGCTTGACTTAATGTTAGGCTCTTCTTTTTATATTTATTGTGTATACAGTAAATGCGAAAGCTGAAAATAGGCACATTAATTCGCGAATCTTTCTTGGGCTGTTATAGAAAGATTAAGGAGGTATTGATTATGAAAAAATTAATGGATATAACAACAATGGCAATGATGGTGCTTATGATATTAGGACTTATATTATGCTTATTTGGCATTGATGTACCGAAAGATATTATGGTCATGGAATTTGTCATTATGTTTGTATCATATAAAGTATATCAGATTCAGGTAAAAATCGAAAAAGAAAGGCGACGCAAATTAAAAATCGCTAAGCAGATGCGCGAGGTGAGACTCTAATTTAGGGTCTCTTTTCTTTTGTATTAATTTTAGGAGGTAAAGAATTATGAGTGATGCTAAGAAATGCGATAGATGTGGTAAATATTATATTAGGAATAAAAACACATCGTTGCGCTATGAAGGTGAGACCGTCGACTATATTAAACTAGATAGTGCATATAGGAACATTACAGGTAGATGTTTCGATCTGTGCAACGATTGCGTACATGAACTTTTTGATTTCTTACATATATCCAACGAGCCGCTTATTCGTGAGGATAGGCTTCAAAATTATATGTTTATACACAAGCGTATCGATATGCCTACAGATGACTTTCTTAATCGAATCTACGACCTTAATACTGATGAAAAAGCAGAGTTCTTAAAGCGTTGTCATGAAGAAACTAACTATGGGGTTAACTCCACAGGTGACGTCTACAAGAAAAGGGATATTGATAGTCCAGTATGCAGAGAAGAGGAGGACTGATCTTTATGGGAAAACAATTTACGGTTGATTCATTGCGTAATTTACTTGCTCAGATATCGAATGCTGGTTATGGCGATATGGAAATATTTATAGGAGAGAGTTACCCACTTATGGATGATGCTGTTGTTATAGATTTCTATCATAACAAAATGACAATGAAGAATACCTATTATGATAAGCAAATGGCTGAAGCTATGAGACGAGCTCGTGATGATATGGCAGCTGTATATAGAAGATACTTACAGGATTGCTATGGGGCTGGACGTAGAATAGAAGAAGATAAGGAGAGTTGATAGTTTTGATTAAAAAGCGAGGTAGACCGCCAAAAGTGAACGCTAAGCGAAAAGGTATTCGGATTCGGTTAAATGATGAAGAGGCAGCTATGTTATCAGAGTTGAGTGCTAAGACAGGGCGTACTCGCTCTGATATTTTTGTTGATCTAATGAGCAAAGAGTATAAAAGAACCGTACGCGGTAGACGCGAATAAATCATATTCTGTTATGGTAAAAGATTTGTAGTCACGAAAGGAGTAATGAATTATGAAAAATGAATTGAGAGAGCTTATGTCTGGCGATAACGTTGGTACTGATAGTGTAGTCATTCAGCTTGAGGAGGACAACTATAGTAGATTTTTTGACGAGAATAACCAGTTATGGACGAAAGACAACGTCATGAATAGGTTTACTTTAAATAACCAACGAAAATATATGTATGATTTGTTGGCGACTAGAGGATATTTATTCTTGAACGAAGCTTACGATATGCTGGGTTTTTCGAGAACAAAGAATGGACAGTTAGTGGGTTGGATTTATAAAGAAGGAATGACTGTAGGTGATATTTATACGATATATCGTCAGGGCGAGAGTTTTGTATATTTGTTAGACTTCAAACCACAGGGAATTATCTTGGACGAAATCTAAACCGATGGGGCTTAGGTCTTGATTGACTTAGGCTCTTTTATTTTTGTAATGAAAGTATAAGGAGGAGAAATAATTATGACGCTTGATAATGTTTTAACGGTGACAGATCCTGAGGTCACTATAGAGTTGTACGAGAATGATGATTCACATTACATTTGTGCTATAAAACCTTTATATGCACTTAAATGTTTTAATATATACACGATTGAGGCTAAGGTACTTAATATCAAAGCTTCGGAAGCGTCTAACGCTATTGTCGTGGTAATAAACGGAGAGGAGAAATAATTATGACGCTTAATGATGTTTTGATAGTAGCAGGACCAGATATAGAGGTAGATTTATATCTCAACGATCGTCTTAATCCTATTGGTACTATTAGACCACTATATGCTCTCAAATATCTTGCTTTAGATTTTCGGAGTCTTGAAGTTAAGGAGGTCCGTGGGAGTAATTATGACTGTAAACTTAGTGTGATTGTATCTACTAGAGAGGAGAAATGAGTTTATGGAAAGCAAACGTGGTAGACCTAGTACATCAGAATTAAATATGGCGAATCTTAGAGATGATGTTTTATATAGATGTCGCTATCGGTATTTTCAGAATGATTTACCTATGCATATATTTATCAAACAATATGTTCTGAAATTGACTATCGACGAAATTCGATGGTTGTTAGATTGGTCAGGAGATGGTAATAACTGGGATGTTACTGCATATAAGGAGATCGTAGAAAGAAAAGGGTAAGACAATGTTATTAAGATTAAAAGTATGGAAACATTGGAATAAGAAGTGTGTTAATAGTAAGCTGTATAAGTTTCTTGTGTTGCTTGGGATTATGCATTCTCCGTCATTTTATTGCAATTACATGGTAGCTAAACATAAAGTTGAGCATGATGAAAGTTTGAGTGATATTCTGCAGTCACGTATTATCACTATAGAAGATATTGTAGAGGAGTAATTTTATTATGGTTTATGTGTATAATGGTCTGAAATACGATACTGATAAAATGGATTGTATATCTACTAAGTGTATGTATGCTTTAAGTACATTCGAACGCTCAGTGAATGTAAAATTATATAAATCAATAAAGGGACGCTGGCTTATTGTATTTAAACTAGGTGATGCTCTTGTTATTGACGAAGAAACAGCTAAATGTATGTTACTTAAATATGACATTAATGCTTATGAAAAAATATTTGGCGAATTAGAGGAAGCGTGAGAAAAGGAGAGTATTATGACTATACCGATGATATGCGATACGTTTAGTGTAAATCAGAAAAATGAGATGTACAAAATAATCAGCATAATTTTAACTTGCAGAAAAGAGTATATCAATGTCAATCTCGATTTTCTATCAAACGATTGTCAGAAGGAAGCAGCTAAATTGATAATCGATGAAGCTATTAAAGACATGTCTGGTGTGAAAGTGAGTGTACAGTATGAATAAGTTAGATAAAATATATGTAGTGACTGCTGGTGAGTATTCAGACTATCATATTGAAACGATATGTATAAATCGGGAAGACGCTGAACGTTATGTTTGTTTGCATCAAGGGGCTGACTTGGAAGAAATGCGTATTGAAGAATATCCTATTTGTAATGGTAAAGAATTAGCGCATGTTAAAATAAATCGTGGTGTTAGATTCAGTATGCGTGATAGTATCGGTGTAACGTCACGTGAAATTATATATAGTAGTCGCCTGGTTAGAACAAATGTTAAATCTTATAGCAATTTCGATGAAAAGATATATCACGGGACTGTTTCATTACCAGATAGGTTTTCTATTGACAATCATGAAGCTATTAAGAAACTTATATATGATGCGGTGTCTAAATTCAAAGCAGAGGAACTTGAGGAATATGATTAATGGCAAGTGAAAATAAAAAGAGAAAAGCAAGAAACTCGTATTTACATAATGGCGCGGATAAGAAAGATTGTCGAATGAAACATCATATGTATTTCACAAAACGTACCAGGAAGCGGTGTAAGAATATAGAGGAGGATCGATATTTATGAAAGTATATTTATACAATTTTTACAGAGGAAAGCTCTATGAGTATGAAGGGGATTTACAGGTACGGGGTAAATATAAGGCTATATTTAGAATTATTAATGACGATGGAAAGATTCTTCGTGTACTGACTTGCGATCCGAAGCCAGGTGTTCTGTATAACCATAATGTGTGGTTCCCAAAAGCAGACAAGGTTAAAGCTATTGATATTTTCATGGAAGATGAGAATGAGAAGATTAATAAGTTGGAAGAAGCACTGCAGAGAAGAAAGACTACTTTTACGAACCTTTTGAAAATGCAGTTGATAGAGGAGAGTATTAGTAATGGGACAGTTTCTTAGACTTATTATTAGCGCACTGATTATGTTAGGTGAAGGTCTTATATTAAATCATATGGGGTATGGTATTCTCAACTGGGAGTACTGGATGATTTTGATTCTTACGATATGTTACATGTTGGTGTATATATTATGAAATGTAAGGAGGTATTAATATTATGAAATGTATGGGAAGTGTATGGGCTTATGTTAGAAGTGGCAAAACTACAGTTAAGGAATACAAAGCTATTCTATATCATAGAGAGGCATATTTTGACGGTGATTTTTACGAGCCTGGTACTAGTTATTTAAAACTATTTGATGACGATGGCACGGCTATCAGGAAGATTAAATGTGCGGCTGAGGAAGGAATCCCTTATTATAATGTTTTATGGTATTATTCTAAAACTGATTTAGACCCATTAGCTGTGTTTGCAAATGTAGAGGAATATATTGAGAAAAACGAAAAGGTGATGGAGAATGGTCGTTTTAAACTTATTGACGTTTTGAAAATTCTCGATGAGAGGCAGAATATCACAATTCATGTCTATGAGCCATGTGGTCGTTTCTCAGCAAGAGCTATTGTTGCTATGGAAGCATTATCAGACGATATTTTACAATCCAGAGTATATAAGTTCAAAACTGTTGGAAACGACTCAGATATTCATCTATATATATCAAAAAAGTAAGATAAAAGGAGAATTAATATTATGTTAACAATAAAAGAATTAGAAATTGTAGAAGAACTTTGTAGTAGTCTGTCTGATGTAAAAAGAAAGAAGGCATTGGAGAATTTACTATTTGAGTATAGACAGTATGCGAGATGCGGAAGTCCTGAAGAGTGTGCTCAGAGAAAAGAATGGATGGAGATGTCTTATGAAGATATTCGGGAGAATTTTAACAATACGGTCAAGGCATTACAAAGAGAGGTTTCTGATATTCGGGAGTCATATGCTGATTCAAAACCAGCTAAGAAAAAAGTAGGTAGACCTAAAAAGACGAAAAACGAGGGTGGCAGTACTAGTTACGATAATCCTCCACACTTTAACACTTTGGAAGAGCGTGACTTATATTACAAATAAAGGAGATTTAAATCTATGAAAATTAAAATATTCACACATATCGATCTTGACGGTATCGGATGTGCTGTTTTAGCGTATTTGGCATTTGGTAAAGAGAATGTTGATGTTGAGTATTGTAACTATGACGATGTGGATGATAAAGTAGAAGCATTCATGGAAAACGAAGATCTGTACAGGAGTTACGATTCGATTTTCATTACTGATATTTCGGTCTCCGATCAGGTAGCTAGTATGATTGACTGTTTAGATAAGGTTGAGAGAACAGTACGTTTATTTGACCATCATGGAACTGCTCTTAGATTGGATAACTACTTTTGGTGTACTGTATATGAATATTTAGATGCTGTAAAGACTAGTGGTACTGAATTGTTCTATTTATATGTGAGTAATAGTTTAAGTCTTACGTACGATCAGACAACTCAAAATAAAATATCTCGTTTCGTGTCTATAGTTCGAGACTATGATACTTGGCGTTGGAAAGAATTAGGAGAAGACGGACTTGTTAGTAAGCAGATGAACGATCTCTTTCATATTTATGGTAGAGATAAATTCATTGAGCTGGCTATGAAGCGTATCATGTTTGGTACTTCGCCATTACATCAAGACGAGTGGTTCTCAGAAACTGATACACTCTTACTTGAACAGAAACAGAAAGACATTGATATTTATGTAGAGCAAAAGGAGAGACAGATTACAGTTAAAACAGACCAGTGGGGTAATACATATGGTGTTATATTTGCTGAACGGTATTTTAGTGAGCTCGGTAATCGTCTGTGTGAGATACATCCTGAGTTTGCCTACATTGCTATGATTGATATTTCACGTGGCAGGGTTAGCTATCGTACAATTCGAGACAATATTAATCTTGGTACTGAAATTGCTCATAATTACGGAGGCGGTGGTCATCCAAAAGCTGCTGGTAGCACATTTGATATTTCATGGGCTATGGATATTATTACAGATTGGTTATTTGATATGATGGATGTCGAGTCGGAAACATATGCAGCTAATGTTGATACTGTTGAGAGTCCGGTTCGTATTGCACCAGATGAGTTTGTGAAAAAATATACGGCAAAGCTGCCGAGTGCTGACCCATGGTTGTCAAACGCAAGTGGTAGTTTATAACAGATTGATGAACAATATTAAGAGAGGCTTTAATTAGCTTCTCTTTTTTCTTTTAGAAAGGGTGGTAAGAATGAAAAGATATTGGACTAACTATATTATTCAGGATAATTTTAATAGATTTGCTTATCGAGAAAGTTCATACGACTGTTGTTTATCGTTGGACTCGGCGTTGTTAGCTGTAGAAACTATGCGATTTAATCATACAGTGTTGGCAGCTTGGATTGACCTTACAGATGGTGATGAAAAACCTATCACAATTTGGCACGAGTGTTATGTCGATAATGTAGGACATGTATTAAGGGCTACACAGGAGAGTTAGATATGGATGAAGTATGGTTATACTGGATATTTGGAGGTAAATTAGAGTCTACGAAAGGTACGCTTGAATACATTGATGACGTATATGGTCTTATATCAAACTGTACTCGTGGGCGTGCATATTTCAAATCATATCATAATGGACATAAGTATCTGTGTAGTGGCGATGAGGGCGATGTATTTAATGGTATGGTTTGGCTTCGTGAGGATAATCGAGAAAGAGCTATTGATATTTTCGTAGAGTATTATTTCAAGGGCGTTATGAAAGCTCGTACAGACCTTACAGCTAAAGAGATGATATATGAATTGGTTTGTACATTAAGAGATAAAGAAAAGGAGTAATTATTATGAATAGGATGGATATTTATGTAGGGGCTAGAGGTTCAGGTAAAACTGCAACATTGATTAAGAAGTCGGCAGAGACTGGAGCTTATATCGTAGCTCCTAGCCGATGCATGGCTGATTATATTCGTAAGCAGGCAAATGACATGGGATATGATATTCCGGAACCGTTTTCAGTTGAAGAGATCTTCCGTATGAAGCAGAATAAACCTTTTATGAATACTGACATTATGCGTAAAGGTCTTCTCGTTGATGAGGCTCAGATTCTATTGCAGCAGTTTTTCGCTCCGACTAAGATCTGGGGAATTACTGTTACTGATTTTGGAGATAATATTGAATATTTGAATCCGGGTGAACAGAGGGGTGATTTACATGAACCTGAGCAGGAATGAACTTAGAAGACTTCATGAATGCCTTACCTGTCCATTTTTCGAGAGATGTGAGATAGAAGTAGCCAATCCTGAAGATTATCCAGATGGTCAGTGTAAAACCAAAGATATGTTTAATAAACAGTTAGTAAACGAGACTTGTAAGATGTATGAAAATGCTGCTATAAAGATGCTCGAGGACTGGCTGAATAATTAAAGTACAGAGGTTACTAGAAATCGCGATAGAATCCTACTATGTTATGAAAAAAACAAAGGAGGGTTCAATATGAACAAAAATATAAGAGGAATTCAGGTGAGTCGTAAAAGTGATTTCGTAAATATTGGATTAGAGGTCGACAATACAGGTGAACTGTTCATGCTTCAAGTGTACTTTATTAAAAGTCCGCTTAATTGGGGTATAACTATAGGTTTTCCTGATGGAGGATCTACAACGTTATTACTACCTAATGACGCGGAACTATATGAAGACTATCCATTTGAATGTATGGGTATGAAATTCGAAGTTGATATTTACAATGATGATAATCTTGATGTTTATGAGATTTATATTCATCAGTAATTTCTCAGAGGGGTGATATACTTGCCCCTTTTGTTTTTCTAGTTCTTATAAGTCAATACTTGATTTAATTTATATTTGTGATAGAATTGGTTTCACTTAAATGGAGGTGAGACGTATGAAAATCACAATCGTATATTATGACGGTGAAAAGACAGTAAGAGAAACTCGTGGTGGTAAGAACAAGTAAACATCGATATTTTCAGATTCAGAAGGGTCTAGGTCAGAAATGGCTTAGGCTCTTTTTTATTGTATGTTTAAGTTAAAAGGAGTGTATGGTATGGGAATGAATACTATGAAATTTATAAATAGTGAAGAAATTACAATGAAAGCGTATATCACAAAGCATCGTCTATCTGAGCGAATTGTTGGTGATAGAGTATTTTATCATTATATGGCTAAAATTGATAAGGAACAGCATGAAGTGTTTAAGAAACTTAATTATCCGGCTTATAGATGTTACGATGACACATATTGTGTAAGAGTTATACCAGTCTATGATAAGAGAATTAGATTGCATTGTCATCACATTAGAACGTGCGGGTGTGTACCATGTGTTGAGCAAAACTTTTTATTAAAAGATGACCTGTATATTACGTTTGAGGTACGTCACTATGCTTATTGTGATCATACAATGTCATTATTATTTTTCGATGCTGATCCTTTTATCCCTCGCGATAGAAACAGGCTCTCTTATGCAGAAAAGAAAAATTGATATTCAGAAAGAGAGGTAAAAATATGATGAGAGACTATTACACAATCGAAGAAGCTGCATATTTATTAGGAGTCGGAGAATCGACAATTAGAGCATGGATTAGCACCGGACAGATCAGGGCTTATCTGGTTATAAACGAGACGAAGAAGGAATGGGATTTTAATGATATTCCTGGCACACTATACGGAAATAATTTCTGTTATGCGATACCAGCAGCATCATTGAATAACGTAAATCCAGATTATCGTATGCTTATAGGTAAGAGAAACTTGGTTCGTGATCAGCAAGAATTGGATGAATATTTAGACTATCTTGATAAACGATATGCCGATTTATGTAGTGAGCTCGACGAAATAGGAAAAATCCAAAATCATCTGAGAGAAATTAAACCTTATCTGTAAAGGGAATGGAGGAGTCTTAGTTGAAATATACGACGGCTCTTCTTTTTATTCGCGAATGTTACATGGGCTGTTATAGAAAGATTAACAAACGTTTCAATAAGGAGGAATTGACAATGGAAGTGAAAGAAATTACTGACGTAAAAGCAAGAGAAATGAGTTTTCAAGAATTACAGCTCGAGGCTGGGAAGTGTATTAAGAAGTTAGAACTTCTTGGCATGGAGCACGTTGATGCTTGTAAATTCATGACAAGTGTTATGAATATCGGGATTGAGTTCAAATTCCGTCATATTGCTAAAAAGAAGCATTAAAAATAATCGTTAACACGGTAGGAGTCCTAGGTCTTAATTGACTTAGGCTCTTCTTTTGTCTCATTTTTAGAACCGCTATATTTTAAAGGAGGTATTAATTATGTGTGAATTTTGTAAAGTTGAAACTATTGATGGTAAGCCTGATATGACTAATGATATCGGTGGTGCTTTCATTGGTATTGGTGATACTCCCGATGCATTGGGGTTGCGATTATATATTACTGAGACAGACACTGCTAGAGAACCTATTTTGCAGGCTGACTTATATGCTCTTGCTGGTATTGGTAGTATTGCTCGTGTTGATATTCCGATTAAATATTGTCCGAACTGCGGCAGAAAACTTGTATGATTGTTTCTCGCGACTATTTCATGGGCTGTTATGGAATACATATTTTAAGATTTGAAAGGAAACAGTTATGGAAAGATTCGAAAAACAAACTATAAATAGAGAGGATCATGCAAAATTGGACCAAACGGCTAGAATTATTAGATGGATATTAATGCCAATTATTATACTGATTAAGATAATTCTAACGTTTGCGATGTTTTGGTATCGTCTATATTTATGGGTATGGGACGGAACTATTCAGGAACGTGTCAAGGAAAAATTTAAGAAGTAACGAAGCAAGAGGGCTTGATCTATATTTTAGACATGCTCTCTTATTTTATTCGCGATACTTTCTTAGGCTGTTATGAGAAATTAAAACCCTAAAATAGAAAGAGAGGTAACATTATGACAAGAACAGATTTAGAACAGCATATTAAGGAATTAGAGATAGAACGCGAATTAGTAATGGCTGAGCGTGCTAGAGTTGCAGAGATTCGATATAAGGCACTGCGTAAATTTTCATTAAGCATGAAATTAGATGATGCATTGACGACTATAAGGATCAATGGTGATCTTGATTTACTTGATGATAAATTATCAGTATTAAAAAGAGATTTAGTGGCAACTAAGAAAGCATTGCAGCTTATGCATCGTGTGCCTGATTTCTTTTATGGTGAAGGCGATATCTGTATGATGGAAGAATTAACCAAAAAATGGATATTTAAAAGGATTTAAAATCTAACAGTATTTGAGAGGGGGCTTAGAAAAATCTAGGACTCTTCTTGTTTCTCGCGACATATTCATAGGCTGTTATGGTAATAATATTTTAGATTCTGAAAGGAGAAAAAGACTATGTTTGGAAAGAAAGATGAATTGAAGTATATGGATGATGCTGATTTTAAGGTATTAAACCAGTTAGTAGCACATGACGAACACTATATTAAACCGTTATATAATCAGGCATGTGAAATGTATAATGTCGGTTTTAACACGGCTATTAGAGGCGTAATACGTGGTATGTGGATCGGAGCTGGTGTATGTTTAGTAGCATCGTTATACGAAGATTATCATGAGAAAAAGAAGAAAACTGAAAAGAACTAAAGATTGATTTTTACCACCGAGAGGGGTCTGAGTCTTGATTGATTTGGACTCTTTTCTTTTTTTGATTGATATTGGGAAAGGAGAGTAAACATGGCACAGAAGATGTTTTTAATTACGGAAAATGAGATGGATGAATATAAACGTCTAAAAGAACAGGAAAACACAACAGGTCGTAAAATCACCATAAGAGAATGGGAAGAGTACCAGAAACTTAAAGCTAAGAATAGAAAGATGGGGAAATGGGTAGGTTTTGATCACCTTATACATTGTCCGTTTTGCGGTTATGTGGTAGATCATGGTGTGCCGCCTCAGACTTACTGTGATAGATGCGGTCAGAGATTGGAGGATTGATTTTTATGAAGAATAAAGAAAAGTATGTGAAAGAGATTGTAGACATTGTTTGTGAGGATGTTAGTTTTGGTGTAGATAAACGCACAGGAAGTCCCGCGTCATGTCGTGAGCTGCGTTGTGGTAAATGTTTACTTAACGAGATGAATCACCGTGCTTGCTATAATTCGAGAAAGGAATGGGCTGATTCTGAGTATGTTGAGAGACCTGTGATTTCTAAGAGCGATAGAAGGTTTCTTGATTGTATTGGTAACACTTATAAATATATTGTTAGAGACAGGGATGGTAAACTATTTGTATGTAAGAAGGTTTATGCAGTTAACGATGAGTGGTTTAGTAGAGGGTGCGTTGCTGGCTCCGATTACACGTATATTAGTGGTTTTGACGTACAGTTTCCAATGGTTAAAGTTATATATTCTACTGTATGGTCTATCGAGGATCTGAAGAAACTTGAAGTAGTGGAAGCGTATTAGGAGGCAATAGTATGAGATATAAGGTTGGGGACAGATTAAGGGTTAGAAAAGATTTAGCAGTTGGCGATATATATGGCGATGGCATTTTTACGTGGCGTATGTATACATTATTAGGGAAGATTGTCAAGATATCTGAAGTGTATACTAGTTTCTACCGTATTGATGATCCGGACTATGAGCTCTGCAGTTGGACCGATGATATGTTTGAGCCTATTACTAAGCTTACTGCAACTGAAGTAGTTATGTTTGCACAAGAGATGTGTGATTCGGCGACACGGTGTACTGGCTGTCCAGTTCAAGAAATTCGGTCAAAGCACAGCTGTGATCTTTGTCAAGAGGTTAAACGTAAGTATGCAGATGAGTATGTTGAGGCTGTCACTAAATGGGTTATCGGAGATACAGGTAAGAAAGAGATTAGTATAGAGCAATGGTCATACCTGGTGATTATGGATACCGATCGAAACATCGTATATGAGGAACAGCTAAAAGTCGGTGATGACTACAGAGCTGTGTTTAAACGATATTGTGAAGAACATGATGGTACCTATTATGCGATTATTGAATGTAGGCTTGGTGTTAAGGAGGATTGATAATTTATGGTAATGTTTGTTTGGAGTATGATTATTCTTTATGCAGTTGCAGTGATTATGATTATTGTTAACTGGGATAAGTGGATCGAAACTAAGTATGATAAGTGGTGCTTTGATCGTGTTATGAGTATATGGTGTCGTTTCTTTATTGGAATGCATTTACTTGTCGTTGCTTTATTTGCGTTTTTGATGATTTGTAGTTTATAAGGAGACATAAGAATGAAACTTAGAGTTAAGTATGATAAACCTTTGGGATTATGGTTTGGTCAAGTGAAGCATAGGGGCGATGGTGTATGGTTTAGAGAGACTCGGTATTGTTGGACTAAATATGGTGCTAAACGTGAACTTCGTAAGTGGTATAAACAAGAGGTTGCGCCAGAGAAGATAGAGGAAATGGAGCCTGGGGATCTAAGTGGCGGCAGACTCATCGATATTTTAAAACCACTTCTGATTGGAATGGCGGTGGCTTGTTTTGCGGTCTTCATCTGTGCAAGGTATATGTAGATTAGTGAGGTGATTATATTTATGGAAAATTTAAAACTCGGATTACGTATATTTAGTATAGTGGTTGGACTTATTGTGTATTGTGGTTTGTGGTCGTACATAATAGATAATTTTAACGATTGTTTTGAGGGTAGTGTTACCTATCAGATTATTTTTACAATATGGATAATATTACATGTTGTTGGGATTGTTACCGCCATAGTCTGGGCTTGGTGCTAAAGTTTTTATGAGGTGATTGTAATGTTTGAGAAAATTTTATTATTGATATCTTGCCATTTAATTGGTGACTATGTGTTGCAATGTGATTTCATCGCTAAGAGTAAAGGCGAGAATCGATATCACATGTTGGTGCATTGTTTATTATATTGTGTACCGTTTTATTTCGTATTTGGTATGACCTGGCAGTTAGGTGTAATTCTACTGATGCACGGCATAGTCGATCCATTAAAGGCAAGTTTTAATAAGATTTCGTATACTGCCGATCAAGTGATACATTATCTTACGTTGTTGGTTTATTTTATATAAGACGTGGAGGTGATGCTAGTGGAAGAGAACAAGCGAAAGAGAGGTAGACCATCTAAATCTGGTGGTAAGCATAATGTTGTAGCTATGCGAATTGCTGATGAGACTACCGATAAACTTAATTTTATATGCGAAAGTCGTAACATTTCAAAGGCTGATATGCTTAAAAAATGGGTCGATTATACGTATAAAATGATGGAAAATGGGATTGATTTTTTGTAAACATTTATTCATTTTGCCCTATTTATTGTAAACATTTATTCGATTTTGATTTTTTGTAAACATTTAATAGGGTATTTTTTGTAAACATTAATTCGAAAAACGATTTATTGTAAACATTAATTCGTCGATTTTTGTGGTAAAAACGCTATTTTAGGTTAAAAATTGGGTGTTTTGGGACTTAAAACGTATTTAATGTTTACAAAAAATCGAAAATGTGGTGTTTTTTGTAAAAATTTATATACCCTTATATTCCCATAAGAGTCAAATTAAACAATAGTTTAAGAAATTATACAATAGTTTAATTTGGGAATTAATATAAATAAATTCCGTAATTTTTTGTTTTTGGGGAATTACTGGTCTATTAACGGGCAGTATAAGGATTATTGATACTTTAGATTAAGGAGGACGTAATGAAGAAAGGAATTGATTATTGGGAAACTATGTTTGAATATTACGCTAATGTATACCCACGATATGCAGCGCGAACAATACACTGGTTTCCAAGTGGACAGATGGAAATAACAGTAAGATTGGATAATGGGACATTCTGGGTCTTCGACATGATAGGACCGACCATAAGACCGTTAGGTAATAGAGACCTTAATCCGGAAGCGGAAGATGATATTTCGGAAGAAGAATATCGTATTCGATTATCAAGAAACTTACGAGAAAAGATGTATCGTACCGCTGTGTCACAAGATGTGTTAGCTAGGCGAAGTGGAATATCTACAGCAATGATTAATAGATATGCACAAGCAAAAGCAACACCAAGCACGTATAACTTAGAACGAATAGCTAGGGCTCTGCAGTGTTCTCCTACAGAGTTGTTAGTTTATTGACATTTGGAAAGAGAGGTATAGTCCAATGGAGTATGAAGAATGGAAACATTGTGATGAGTTCCCACGATACGACATCAGTAATGAGGGGAATGTTCGCAACCACAAAACTGGAAGAGCAATGTCTACATATATTTCAGATCGAGGATACACACGAGTAAGTCTTACAGAAGACGGTAAGCAATATACAAGAAATGTAAGTACACTTGTTGGACGAATGTTTGTTGACGGTTATGAAGATGGTATGGTCATTACTCATAAGGATGGAGACAAGACTAATCCGGAAGCCAGTAATTTAGAGTGGCGAAAACCTAAAGATATTTTGTCAGAAAAGAACGGACGAAATAGAAAAGTAAAATGTGTCGAGAGTGGTAAAGAATACAAATCAATTAATGACTGCTCACGAGATACAGGCGTCGGTAGACGTGCTATTAGTAGATGTGCTAATCAAGCATCGCTAAGTACAAAAGCGGGATTACACTTTGAATTCGTAAAATGATATTTTTGAAAGGGCGCGAAATAAACAAGCGCTCTTCTTTTTTTGCCCAAAAACTACTATTTTTACAACACTCGATGCCCGTCACTAAAACTTATCCTGTTATGAAGAGAAGGTACAATGTCTCCCGATTTGCAAAAAACAAGCAGTCAATCAACAACAAATCGGACAAACATTGCGCCTTCTTTTTGTCTATATTTATGGACCTTTAGTTCATTGGTAGAACAGTCGCCTCATAAGCGAAACGTAATAGGTTCGATTCCTATAAGGTCCATCAATAAGAAAGGGTGGTTGTATGTTAGAATCTAAATTTCAGTCTAAACTTATCCGGAGAATTAAAGATGAATTTCCAGGATGCATTGTACTGAAAAATGATCCAACATATCTGCAGGGCATTCCGGATCTGACCATATTTTACGAGAATACTTGGGCTGCACTAGAAGTTAAGAAAAGTGCAAAAGCTAGTCATCAGCCAAATCAAGATTACTACGTAGATAAGATGAATCAGATGTCTTACGCAGCATTTATATTTCCGGAAAATGAAGATGAAGTTATGGCAGAACTTCAAAACCATTTCAATACATAAGGAGGACACTACATTGATATTTGAAAAGCATTATGACTTACGCGGTAAACACGCTACGTTATCACCTAGTCAACCTCACTGGCTTAGATATTCGGATGAGCAGCTTTACCAGAAATATGTAAGTAGCTACGCACAGGCTATGGGGACATCATTACATGAGCTTGCTGAAACACTTATCAGAAATGGGCTAAAGCTTAAGAAAAATGACGACCTTACAGTATTATCTCATTTACTGAGCGACGGTATCCCAAGAAATGTAATCGACATGGAACGTATCTATGGTAACTTTAGGAACTATGTAAATGACGGTGTAGGGTTCAAACTTACTCCTGAACAGATTTTATATTATTCACCATATTGTTATGGAACAGCTGATGCTATTTCTTTTAGAAATAATTTCTTGAGAATACACGATTTAAAAACCGGCACAGCACCTGCAAAAATGGAACAACTTTTGGCATATGCTGCTCTTTTCTGTTTGGAGTATAAAGTAAAACCAGGAGATATTGATGTTGAATTATGTATCTATCAGAATGATGAAATTATTCATGACGAACCAACAGCTGATGACATTTTACCAGTGATGGATTGTATTATTCAACATTGTAGAACTATGGAAAGAATTCATGAGGAGGGTATGTAATCATGAACCCAATAGCAGAAGAAATAATGTCGTACTATGGATTAGCCGATACTATTGATAATTCTGAACCAATAAGACATTCGGACACCAATAAAGTAGCGGAAGAGATTGCTGAATGTTTTGGTATTGCTGAAAGCGAAAATGATGCTATGCATTATGGTATGCCAAGAAGAAGCGGACGATACCCATATGGATCAGGGGAATCACCTTACCAACACGGCAGTGACTTCCTCGGTCGTGTAAAAGAAATGAAGAAAGATGGATTTACATGGACTGATCCAGAAACAGGAGAGAAGTTCACGGGCGAGAAAGCTATCTATAAATCTATGGGGCTAACATCAACTGAATACCGCAGACAGGTAAGCTGGGCAAAATATGAAGTACGTCTGGATCAGGTTCAGACAGCTAAAAGTTTAAAAGCTGATGGTCTTGGTGCTACTGAAATTGGTAGAAAAATGGGTATTTCTGAATCGACAGTAAGATCGCTATTAGAACCATCGAGAGAAGATAACATGAATCAGACTATGGAGACAGTTAACTTTCTTAGAGATCAGCTTAAAGAGAAAGGCATGATTGACGTTGGTGCTGGTGTAGAACAGGATCTCGGTATTACAAGAACACGACTTGATACAGCCCTTGATTATTTACAGAAAGCTGAAGATTGTCCTATTTATGGTGGTGGTATTCCTCAGCCAACAAATGCAAATCAACAGACAAACCAAAAAGTATTGTGTCTTCCTGGAACAAAGAACTCAGATATCTACGATTACAGTAAAGTAAAGACTATTACAGATTACCAGTCTAATGATGGTGGCGATACATATCACAGAAAATTTACATATCCGGAAAGTCTTGATTCTAAGAGACTTCTGATCAGATATGCAGAGGATACGGACAGTGATGGAACTAAAGGTATTGAGAAAGATGGTATCATTGAACTTCGTAGAGGAGTTCAGGACTTATCATTAGGCGATTCTAAATATTCACAGGTTCGTATCATGGTCGATGGTACTCACTACCTTAAAGGTATGGCTGTATATTCTGATAATATGCCTGACGGAGTAGACGTTGTGTTCAATACTAATAAGAAACGCGGAACTCCACAAAACGATGTACTTAAAAAGATCAAAGATGATCCGGATAATCCGTTTGGTTCATTAATTAAAGATGCGGACCAGGGCGGACAGTATTGGTATACCGATAAGAAGACTGGTAAACCGAAACTCGGACTCATTAATAAAAGAGCTGATGAGGGTGACTGGACTGAATGGGCAAATGCTTTACCATCACAGTTCCTTTCAAAACAAGCAGTGCCACTGGCAAAGAAACAGTTAGGACTTGCTAAAGCTGACAAGCTCGCTGAGTTCGATGAAATCTGTAGTCTTCAGAATCCTACTATCAAGAAACACTTACTTGAAAAGTTTGCTGACGGATGTGATTCTGCAGCAGTACATTTGAAAGCAGCTGCTCTCCCGGGACAGAGATACCATGTTATTATTCCTATTAATAGTTTGAAAGACAACGAAATCTATGCACCTAACTATGCTACAGGAACACAACTAGCATTAATTCGTTACCCGCATGGAGGTATCTTTGAGATTCCTATTCTTACTGTAAACAACAAGAATAAGCTTGGACAGAAGATTATTTCAGGAGAAAGCATCGATGCTGTAGGTATCAATCATAAAATCGCAGACCAGTTATCTGGAGCAGATTTTGACGGAGATACAGTAATGTGTATCCCTACGAATGATGCAGGCGGTAAAATAAAAATCAAAAACAAACGTCCATTGAAAGGGCTTGAGGGATTTGATCCGAAAGTTGAATATGGCGGAACTAAAACCGTCGATTCTAACGGTGTAGAACATTATACACGCAATGGTCATGAGTATCCAATAATGAAAGATACTCAGAAACAGATGGGCGTTATTTCTAACCTTATTACGGATATGACACTCGGCGGAGCCAGTGAAGAAAAGATAGCTAGAGCCGTACGGCATAGTATGGTTGTTATCGATGCACAGAAACATCATCTTGATTATAAAGCTAGTGAGAAAGAGAATAACATCTCTGCTCTTAAAGCTGAATTCCAGCAGAGCATACAGCCAGACGGAAGTATCAAGATTGGTGGAGCTTCAACATTGTTGTCTAGTGCTAAAGGACAGTATTCAGTAGCTAAACGACAGGGCGGTTATAAGATTAATGCTCCGGGTACAAAAGATTATAATCCAGACCTACCAGACGGTGCTAAAGTATGGAAGACTATGGACCCTAAAAAATTGTACTATGCCGACAAAGGAAAGAATAAGAAGACTGGTATGGTGGACATCCGTACGGAAGACGGTAAGATTATTTCTTATGATCCTAAGGATAAGGTAGCTGCTAAGAAGTACTACCCGGTACAGCATATTAACAAAGAGACTGGGGAAGTAACCTTTACAGATAGTACGGGTAAAATACAGTACCATGTTAAACAGCGTAATCAGGTCAGTACAAAGATGGCTGAAACAAACGATGCAATGTCTCTTGTATCACCTAAGAAGCATCAAATGGAACTGGTATATGCTGAGTATGCTAATGATATGAAGGCACTTGGTAACAAAGCCAGAATGGAAATAGTTAACACTAAAGATATAGCATACAACCAGGCTATGCGTAAACAGTACCAGACTGAAGTAACATCACTGGATACTAAGCTCAAGGAGGCTAAGAAGAACCAGCCTAAGGAGCGAGAGGCTATGCGCAGGGCTAATACTGAGATTCAAGAGAAGCAGAAGAACGATCCTAATATGAGTAAAGAAGATCTTCGTAAGCTCAGACAGAAATCCATATCCAAATATCGTAATGAAGTAGGTTCTGCTAAGCGATCACAGCGTAACATAGAGATTACAGACAAAGAGTGGGAGGCTATACAGGCTGGTGCTATTAGTGCTAGTAAACTTGACCAGATTCTTAATAATACGGATATAGATAAGTTAAGACAGAGAGCTATGCCTAAAACTACAACATCACCAAGTAAAGCACAGGCTGCCAGATTCAAAGCATTAGCAGCATCAAACTATACACTTGAAGAGATAGCAAAGAAGACTGGCTTCTCTACATCAACAATCAGTAAGTATCTTAAAGGAAAGGAAGTGATCTAAGATGCCACAAGAAACTATTACAGAAACTTACATTGCTTTGACAACCATTGACAATCCTTTCGATCCAATTGATGACTTCGATAATTGGTATGATTACGACATGGAAAAAGGTTACAATTGTTGTGGTTATGTAGATCGAGTTTCTCATTACTTTGATGGAATGACTGAGAAAGAGAAAGTAGTTGAACTGGAAAGAGCAATCGACGAAATCCTTACTGTAAATCCTTTGAGTATCTTCAAGAAAGTTAAGCGAAGTGTTAAAGTTGCTGTTTGATTCAAAAGTTTTAGTCTGACTCAATTCAACTGTCAATAATAATCGCAATGTTCAAGCCTTTCTTTTGTAAGTAAAGCGTTGATGTGAAGAAACAGAAACGAATAATAAATAAAATGCAGCTACATTAATGAAATGGATAAAAGCCGGTAAAAATGATGAAAAATAGTGAAAATATAGTGAAATATAATTATACAGATACTATGGAATATCATTTTAGGGGGTAGGGGGTATCTTCAAAATTACACCCCCTCCCTGTATCGCGCCGGTCTTTGTATTTTCTCCGGCGGGATATTTGGAGATTGATATTTGAAACTTTACTACAGCCCTTTAATGGGCATTACTAAATTGTAACTAATATTATGCGAAAAGGTGGTAAGTATATGAAGAAAGCAATGTTAAGTCAGCCAATGGCTGGGAGAATGCAAGAGGATGTAAGATCGAACACGAAGCTGCTGTTGCTTATGGTCTCGATATCATTTATGAAGAGTAGAGTAGCGATACTAATATAAAAATTAAAGAAATTAAAGAAACTATAGACACCCCATACCTACTCCATCGTTGGATTGTGGTAAGGGGTGTTTTTATTACAACATTTAATAGAGTCAATGAGAGAAGAGCCGAACGTGAAATGGTTTTGCCACCCTACTACTATGCCGCTTATCTCAATTATGTACTTCCTTATACTTTTTTTGTTACTTCCTTTCTTATAAGGATTAATCACCTACTCATTGGCTCTATTAAATGTTGTAAAAGTATACCAAAACTCAATAAATCTAACAGTATAACACTATACAACTAAAAGAGAGGTGACAGTAACAATGGCGAAAGCTACAACAAAGTCAACAAAACCTACTAGGAAAAGTCCACCGGCATTAACTCCGGAGGCTAGAGAGCAGCAGTTGATAGCTATGGCATATGACGCAGCAGAAGAGCAGTTCTTAAACGGTACTGCATCATCTCAGGTAATAACCCATTTCCTGAAACTCGGAACGACCAAAGCAGAATTAGAAAAAGAGAAGTTGAAGAAAGAAAACACAGTTCTCGAAGCAAAGGCAAAAGCATACCAATCTGGCGAAGAAATTAAACAGCTGTATGAAGATGCAATTAAAATGCTTCGTGTTTACGGCGGACAGGGTGATGCTGAAGACTATGAGTACGAAGATTAAAACTTACTCAGAACTTATTCAATTACCAACATTCATTCAACGCTATCGATATTTGAAACTGACTGGACAAGTCGGCGAAGACACATTTGGTTATGATCGATACTTAAACCAGACACTATATCATTCAAGTGAATGGCGACGATTCAGACGAGACATTATTATTCGTGATAACGGTTGTGACCTCGGCTGTGACGGTTATGAAATTACAGGAAAGATTATCATTCATCATATTAATCCAATTACTCTGAAAGACATTGAACAGAGAAATTCTATGATACTTGATCCAGAGAATGTCATCTCTACAATTCACAATACGCACAATGCAATACATTACGGTGATGAGAGTTTACTCATGACTGAACCTCTAGTAAGGACTAAGAACGACACTTGCCCATGGAAACGATAAGTGGGCAGAAAGGAGGAGCAGTTATGGAGAACAAAATTCTCGATGATGTAAAAGTTGGAATTGGTCTTATGCCTGAGTATACGGCATTTGATGAGATACTAACGATTCACATCAACACAGTATTCACAATTCTTACCCAGCTCGGAGTAGGACCATCTGGCGGCTTTCGTTTAAGTACTGGGAGTGAAACTTGGAGTGAATACTTACCAGATGGATTTGAGAACTTTGAATCTGTAAAGAGTTACATCTGTCTTAAAGTTCGTCTTCTGTTTGATCCACCAGCAAGTTCAACACATATGAACGCTATCAATGAAGCAGTCAAAGAACTCGAATGGCGATTGAACTTTGAAGCAGAATCACAATCAAAATGATTTCAAGAAAGAAGGTGAATAGAAATGAACGACCATGTAGTATCAAGAGATTCTGATGCAGAAGAATTATACCACCACGGAGTTAAGGGTATGAAATGGGGAGTACGTAGATTCCAGAATAAAGACGGAAGCATGACTGATATTGGAAAGAAACGTTACGCTCGAGACGCTAGAGAGAAAGAATTCAACAAATATGACGAGTCTAGTGGCAAATACTATAAACAGTCAAAGAAAAATGGTCGAAGCGACTTGGAGTTTGATGCAAATCGATATGCAAAAGAAGATACTGAGCGCAGTAAAAGACTGGTAGATTCTAGCCGGAATCTATCTAACGATTTAAAACGTACCGTCGATACATCTAATCGAAATCGTAAAGTTCCAAAGATGGATTTATCAAACATGACTGATCAGGAAATGCGTAGCCAGATCAATAGAGAAATCTTAGAACGACAGTACAACGATATGTTTAATCCACAAAAAGAATCAAAAGGTAGAGAATACGCGAGTAGAACTCTGGAAACAGCCGGAAACGTACTAGCAGTCACCAGCTCTGCATTGGGTATTGCATTAGCTATTAAAGAACTAAAGGGGTGATTAACGTGAGCGAGTTATACCACCACGGAGTTAAGGGTATGAAATGGGGAGTACGAAAATACCAGTTCGCTGACGGGACTCGAACCCCGGCTGGAATTCAGCGGTACTATGCAAACAAATCGACTGGACAATTTGCCAGAACCGCTGCGTTATCAAGAATGAAAGTCAAAGACCTTACTAATATGGCACGTACACAGATAACTGGCAAACAATATGCAGACACTTATCTGAAAAAAGGCACTACATTCTCACGAATACAAACAAGCAAAGAATTCGAGAGTTTCGCTTTCTATGCTACATATAAAAAACAAGATTCAGATAAGTATATGGGCTTATTCGGTAAGAACCTAACCAGTAGAGCAAACGCTGCAGCTAAGCAAGCTGAGAAACAAGCACATGTTTCGGGTAGTGAATCCGATTTAGCAAATGCCAAAGAACTAAGATCCATTAGTGATAACATGAAAGTCTATCAGTTAAAGATTTCATCAACCAAAAAACTTAAAGTGCCATCTGATGAGAACGCTGGTCATATTACAGCTAATTTATTGAAAGAAAAAGATTTCAAGTCTAACGTTGTGGCATCTATAGCAGATTCAAAATCAAAAATGAAACGCCCAGCACAACAGATATTATTCAAACAAGCTGAAAACGCATTAAAAAAAGACCCAAGCGTTATGACAAAAAGCCAGAAAATAGCGGTGTATAAAGCTTTGAATTTATCGTTAACTAATCATAATTCACAGGAAATTGCTGCTCAAGATAGATTTTATTCGGAGCTGAAAAAGAAAGGGTACAATGCATTACTCGATTATAACGACAAAGAATATTCTAGCTATCATGCAAAACGCCCAATGATCGTGTTTGATACAGATTCGGTTAAACTGCAATCCGTATCTCAAACGAATCCTAAATTTGTAGATAAAATGTATAGAAAATACAACTCCGAACGCATTGCTAAAGAAAGTATAGCAAGTACGATCGGAGTATTGGGTAAGATGGGTAATAAAACTGTTTCAGAGTGTAACGCATATGTAAGACGTAAAACTGCTGATTATTTGAGTTAATTATTCTATTACACCATCCAAGAATACCTGTCGCGATTTCTTAGCGATGACGTTTGTTCCAACGAAATCAAACCCGGCTCCAACAACGCCGCCAACGACCGGCACCATTTTTCCAAGGTTTATAATTCCTGTAGTTCCAAACTTCGTAATAAAACGTTGTGCAACTTTTTGATTAATTTTCTTAAGTGCTTCGCCAGGAATTTTCTTAATCATACTGGTGGTCAACTTCGTAGAAAATTTAATGCCGGCTTCACGACATACTTTACTCATTGAAGCCCCAGTCAGACAAAGGAATGCTAATGACTGAACCTCATCGTCTGAAGGATTGTACCCGCCAATAATAGCGATAGTTGCAATCATTCGAAGTTGGATATAAATTACGCTAGTTAAGTTGGCTGGAATAGCTACAGGCATAGTTATGATTCCGCCGAGACTGGTTAGAAAACCTGACGTGGAACATTTAGCCACTTGCCACTTTACAAATTCAGACACGGCCTTATTCGGATCTTTGTATTTTTCTATGTAATGTTCAGCAAGTTCGTAACAAGATTGAGTTTTTGGTAACCCACCAAGAGCCATCGCATAGCATTTGTTCAATACTGATGTTATCTGTTCTTCAGTTATTATTTCCTTAGCCATAATGCACACCTCTAACTTAATTTTCAAAAAATTATTGAAAATATTATAGCACAAAAAATGTTCAATACCAATAGAAAGTAGGAAAATAATGTATCAAAAAAATAACACTAAATTTGTAGTTTCAAGAACTAATAATCCAGAAGAACTCTATCACCATGGCGTTAAAGGTATGAAGTGGGGTAAGCGTAAATCTACTTATAGTTCGACTGGAGTTAGAGCAGCAATCGCCCGTAGATCAAACGAAAAGGTTGATGCTAGTTTTAAGAACTGGGGCAAAAACGCTAAGAAAAAAGCTGACGCTGTGGAACTTGGTAAGAAAGCCAATCTATCTAAACGTGCTTACGAGAACAATAAGTCAGATAAGACTTTAAAAACTCAATACAAGCAAGATATGAAAGCTTATAAGAAATCATTAAAAGGAAACACAACATATCGAAAAGGTCAGATTAAGAATGAAGTCAGATCGGACCTTTCACGTAAATACCTTAGCGACGCTAAGAAAGTAAAGAAACAGTTGGACTTAGACCCGACAAACAAGCAACTTCAGAAACAGTATAACAGGTTAATGAGCAAGCACGACATTGAAAGAGCCAACGCAAGGCGTGCTCCTGAAGTGTCAGCGAAACGTTCTAAGAAAAAGGCAGCACTTAAACGTTGTATGACGATGACTGCAAAATCAGTAGCTACAACAGCGGCCGTAACTAGTGGAGCATATGCCGCTAACCGATATCTGAGCAATCATCAAACCACGTTAAACGGTAGTCTAGTTCAGTTTAGTTCACAGAATATCAGAGACGTTATAAATGCAGCGAAAAAAGTAAAAAAATTCATGGGCTATATATAATAATTTGCTATAAATACTTGTTATGCAAGTAAAAGAAAGGTGACGAATAGAAATAATGCAAAACAATATATACATATTTTCAAGAAGTAACCAAGAAGAACTCTTACATTACGGAGTTAAAGGTATGAAGTGGGGTGTCAGGAAATATCAGAATTCAGACGGAACTTTAACCGACATTGGTAAAAATAAAGTATCTAAAGAATATAGAAAATATCTCAACAAAGCTAGTAAGGATATTAATAAAGGGGATTCAAAACGATATCGTAAGGCATACAACGAAGCCGCTAATGAAATGAATAACGGAAAGGCTTAGCAGTACAATAAAGAATACGACAAAAAATTAGGTAAAAGAGCTACTAACCATGACTACGTGAACGATAAATCATATGTCGATGGATATGAAAAATTATTCGAAAAAACTATGTCCAAGCATTATAATAGAGCGTTAATCCACGATATTTGTAGTAATTCAAATTATAAAAAAGCTAAGCTGCTATGCACAAAATACTCGATGGAAAAATTCGATGATTATGCTAAATCCAATCTTGATGACATCGAACAATTAAGAAAACAGTTCAGATGAAAAGTAGGTGAATAAATTATGGCGTTAAGTAATACAGCGACTCCTATATATTATGGAAAGTTTCGAGACGCCGTAATGAGAGGCGAAATTCCAATCTGCGAAGAAGTAGAGATGGAAATGCATCGAATAGATGACCTAATAGAAAGTCCCGCGTTCTGGTATGACAACAGAGCTGTCGAGGGCTTTATTCATTATTGTGAGAATGAAATGACACTCACTGATGGTGAAGACTTACATCTACTTGATTCATTTAAACTTTGGGCAGAAGAGATTTTTGGTTGGTACTACTACAAAGAACGAAGTGTATATGACCCAGAACTTGGGCGGTATGTACAGAAGACAATTAAGAAACGACTCATTAATAAGCAGTATCTAATCGTAGCCAGAGGTGCTGCGAAGTCGATGTATGCTGCTTGTATTCAGAGTTACTTCTTAAATGTGGATACGTCAACCACACATCAGATTACCACAGCACCTACTATGAAACAGTCTGAAGAGGTATTATCACCGATTCGAACTGCTATCACAAGATCAAGAGGTCCACTCTTTAAGTTCTTGACTGAGGGGTCACTGCAGAATACTACCGGATCGAGGGCAAACCGTCAGAAACTTGCGAGTACCAAGAAAGGTATTGAAAACTTCCTAACCGGTTCGTTACTCGAAATCAGGCCAATGAGTATTGATAAACTTCAGGGTCTAAACAGTCGTATTAACACTGTCGATGAATGGCTATCCGGTGATGTGCGAGAAGATGTAATCGGCGCTCTTGAACAGGGAGCTTCCAAGAACGACGACTACCTTATCGTAGCTATTAGTTCAGAAGGAACAGTCCGAAATGGTAGTGGCGATACAGTCAAAATGGAATTAGCAAAGATACTTAAGAACGAGTATCGTAATCCACATGTGTCAATATGGTGGTACAAGCTAGATTCTATCGACGAAGTTGCCAAACCAGAGATGTGGGTTAAAGCAAATCCGAACCTTGGTCTGACAGTAACTTATGAAACATACCAACAGGATGTCGAAAGAGCAGAACAGAATCCAGCTGTTAGAAACGATATTCTAGCAAAGAGATTCGGAATCCCATTGGAAGGCTATACATATTACTTTACGTATGAGGAGACCTTACCGCACCGACGAAGGGACTTCTGGCAAATGCCTTGCGCATTAGGAGCCGATTTATCGCAGGGTGATGACTTCTGTAGTTTTACATTCTTATTTCCGTTACCAGATGGTACATTCGGAATTAAATCTCGTAATTATATATCTTCTTTAACTCTAAAGAAACTACCAGCAGCCATGCGAACTAAATATGAGGAATTCATGAAAGAGGGCAGTCTCGTTATTTTGGAAGGAACTGTCCTTGACATGATGCAAGTTTATGAGGATCTTGATCAGCATATCATAGACTGCGATTATGATGTTCGATGCTTTGGATACGATCCTTATGGAGCTAAAGAATTCGTAACAAGATACGAGCAAGAGCATGGTCCATATGGAATCGAAAAAGTGCCACAGGGTGCAAAAACTGAGTCAATTCCATTAGGTGAACTTAAGAAACTGTCTGAAGAGAGAATGCTTATATTTGATGAAAGCATCATGACTTTCGCTATGGGTAACTGTATCACTCTCGAAGACAGCAATGGCAACCGTAAACTATTCAAGCGTAAACGAGAACACAAGATTGACTGTGTCGCAGCACTCATGGATGCGTTTATAGCTTGGAAACAAAATAAAGATGCCTTTGAGTAAAGGAGGTAAAAATCAAAATGGGAATATTTGATACACTCCGGCATAGCTGGGACGTATTCAGGAACAGAGAACCTACTTATTTAAATAGAGGTACTTCCGCATCGTATCGACCTGATCGTGTACAACTATCGAGAGGTAATGAACGATCAATAATTACTTCTATATTTAATAGAATTGCGGTAGATGTATCGTCAGTAAATATCAAGCATTGTAAAGTTGATGTAAATGGTAGATTTATAAAAGATATAGATTCAGGCATAAATAACTGTCTCAATCTTGAAGCAAATATTGACCAGACTGGACGAGCGTTCATGCAGGATACAGTTATGAGTATGCTCGATGAAGGTACAGTAGCCATGGTTCCAGTAGATACTACATTTAATCCAACACAGACAAGCTCATACGATATTTTAACATTGAGAACCGGTAAGATTCTTGAATGGTATCCAGAATATGTTAAAGTTCGACTTTATAATGAAAAAACTGGTCACCAAGAAGAAGTTGTTCTACCCAAGAAAACAGTAGGTATTGTAGAGAGTCCGCTGTATGCCGTAATCAACGAGCAGAATTCTACCATGAAACGACTTATGCGTAAATTGGTGTTACTTGATGCTGTTGATGAATCCACCGGATCTGGAAAACTTGACATGGTTATTCAGTTACCATACCAGATTCGTTCTGAGGCTAGACGTAACGAAGCTAAGAAGAGAATGGAAAGTATTGAAGAACAATTGAAAGGACCATATGGTATTGCTTATATCGACGGTACAGAGAAGATTGTTCAGTTAAACCGACCTGTCGAGAACAACCTCATGAAACAGATTGAATATCTTACCAATCTCTTATACAGCCAGCTTGGTATCACACAGGAAGTAATGAATGGTACTGCTGACGAAAAGACAATGCTTAACTACAATAACCGTACGATCGAGCCTATCTTATCAGCAATAGTGGACGAGATGAAACGTAAATTCTTGACCAAAACAGCACGGACTCAGCTACAGACTATTATGTTCTTCAAAGACCCGTTCCGTCTAGTGCCAGTTAACGACATTGCTGAAATAGCAGATAAGTTTACTCGTAATGAGATTCTTACAAGTAATGAGATACGACAGCTAATCGGTATGAAACCATCTGACGATCCGAAAGCTGACAAGCTTATTAACAGTAACTTGAATCAGCCAGAATCTGCTATCCAAGATGAAAGTATGATAACACCTGATAATATGGTAGAACAGGAAGAGTACCCTACTGACAGAGAAGTGCCTGAAGACGACATAGCATTAGGAAACATGCCTATATCCAGCTTACAAAGTATGGATAATTAAACACAAATCTAATCTCATTAATTCTAATGAGCTTTTTCAATTTTAAACATTAAGAGACAATTCCATATTGCGAGACTTTGACAAAGTGTCATCTGAGTTTGAGATAGAGATACATTGTAACTTTTAAACCAATTATACAGATAGACTTTGGAGGTAAAAATCAAAATGGCTAAATCTTATGACTGCTCTGGATGGGCGACAAAAGCAAACATGCTTTGCTCAGATGGACGAACTATTCGTAAGAATGCCTTCGAAGAATGTGACGGAAAAACTGTTCCAGTTGTTTGGAATCATGAACATAACGATCCGAATGCAGTACTTGGACATGCTGTATTAGAGAACCGTGACAACGGAGTATATGCCTATATTTCATTCAATAACACTGAAGCCGGACAGAATGCTAAAACCCTTGTTCAGCATAAAGATATTGATCGTCTGTCTATTTGGGCTAACAAACTCAAACAGATGGGCGGAGACGTTATTCACGGAGTTATTCGTGAGGTTAGTTTAGTCCTCGCTGGAGCAAATCCAGGCGCTGTTATTGATTCAGTAATGGCTCATGGCGATGGATCTGAAGAAGAGGCAATTATCCGTTGCGGAGAATACATTGATTTCGACGACGAACTTACACATTCAGATGAAGGAAAGAAAGGAGAAACAGAAGTGGGAACTGATAATAAAGAACAGAAGCCAGCTGCTAAAAACGATGACGACAAAACAGTAGCTGATGTATTTAACACATTAACAGAAGAGCAGAAGACCGTAGTTTATGCAATGATCGGACAGGCTTTGGAAGAAGCCGGTGTCGACACTGACGACGAAGACAAGAAAGAAGTAAAACATGCAGCGTCAGATGATAGCACTGATTCAGACGAAACAGTAGCTGATGTATTTAACACATTAACAGACAAACAGAAAACAGTGGTATACACAATGATTGGTCAGGCTCTGGAAGATGCCGGCGTAGATACTGACGACGTAGAACACTCAGAAGAAGGAGAGACAGATTTTATGAAACATAACGTATTTGATAAGGAGACAAACACACAGGATCAGGAAATCCTCACACACTCTGAATTCCAGGAAATTATTGGAGAGGCTAGAAGACGCGGAAGCCTTAAAGACGCCTTCCTTGAGCACGGAATTACAGACATTGATACTCTGTTCCCGGATGCACAGACAATTGATAAAACACCAGGATTTATCCAGAGAGACAATGGCTGGGTAGCTGGAGTTATGGCAGCAGTACACAAAACACCATTCAGCCGTGTTAAATCTATCTTCGCTGACATCACAGAAGATGAAGCAAGAGCAAAGGGATACATTAAAGGCAAACAGAAGAAAGATGAAGTATTCAAAATGCTGAAACGTGTTACTACACCAGTAACAGTTTACAAGAAACAGTCCCTTGACAGAGATGACATGCTGGACATCACAGATTTCGATATGATCCCATGGCTGAAGCAGGAGATGCGTATGATGCTTGACGAGGAGCTTGCACGTGCATACCTGTTCGGTGACGGACGCAGCACATCTGCAGAAGACAAGATCAACGAGCAGAATATCAGACCAGTATGGACAGATGATGACGTTTATACAGTTAAATCTGAGATTGCTATTACAAAGGCTACAACAGCTGAAGAGAAAGCCCAGGCGTTCATCAAAGCATGTATCAAGTCAAGAAAAGCGTACAAAGGATCAGGAAATCCGACTATGTACATGTCTGAAGATATGCTTACAGACTGCCTGCTTCTCGAAGACAAGACCGGACGAGTTATCTATGACACAGTAGAGAAACTCGCTACAAGACTTCGCGTAAACAAGATCGTTCCTGTACCGGTTATGGAAGGACTGTCAAGAATTAAAGGTGCTAACACACATTTCCTTGCCGGTCTGTATGTGAACCTTACAGACTACAACGTCGGAACAGATCGGGGCGGAGATGTGACCATGTTTGATGACTTCGATATCGACTTCAACAAACAGAAGTACCTGATTGAGACACGTTGTTCAGGAGCTATGTGCAAACCATACGGAGCAGTAGCTATTGAGTTCGTGCAGGCTACAACAGATATCGCAGCTTAATCTAATAAAATCAAAATGGAGGAAATAGTATGTCAAAATGGTGCGGAAAAATTGGATTTGCAGAACATGATGTAGAGATTGAACCTGGTTACTACGAAGATGCTATCGTAGAACATCTATACCAAGGAGACGTACTATCCACAAATTGGAAACGATATGTTTCTACAGAGAGGGTTGGTGATGATATTAATCTTTCAAATCAGATTAGTATTCTCGCTGACCCTTATCTTTTATACCACTATTCATCAGTTCTATATCTGGAATTCATGGGCACTTTATGGAAAGTCACAGACGTAAAAGTAGAGTACCCAAGATTAATACTTACGGTTGGAGGTGTATACCATGGGAACACGGCTGGAACTTCAGAGTAAATTAGAAGAACTACTTGGTTCTAAAGAGGTATATTACAACCGACCGGAAGACAGATTGATGGAGTACCCGGCGATTGTGTATAGCAAGAATATACCGAATGTTAAGCATGCTTCTAATGAAGTTTATCAATTAACCAATCGTTATGACATCACTGTTATACATAACAGACCGGATCACCCAGTAGTGGATAAATTACTGCGCCTACCACTATGTTCACAAGATAGAACATACAAGGCAGACAATCTCTATCACGATACATTCACTTTATATTTCTAATAATAGGAGGATAACATATATGTCTAAACTTAAATGGGACCAGATTGGAGAAAGACTCTATGAAACTGGTGTTGATAAAGTAGTACTTTTCCCTATGGAATCCACAGGACAGTATGGGACTGGCGTAGCCTGGAATGGTATCTCAGCTGTAAATGAGAGCCCATCAGGAGCAGAACCAACAGCTCTGTATGCAAATAACGGTAAATACCTTAACCTGATTTCAAATGAGGATTTCGCAGCAACAATCGAAGCTTTCACATACCCGGACGAATTCGAGGAGTGTGACGGATCTAAAGAAATCGCACCAGGAGTAGTGATTGGACAGCAGAAACGTAAAGTGTTCGGCCTTGCATACCGAACTCTGCTTGGTAACGATGTAGATGGAAACGATCATGGCTACAAGTTACACCTCGTATACGGATGTCTTGCAGCTCCGTCCGAGAATAACCATTCAACAGTAAACGATAGCCCAGAAGCCGGCACAATGTCATGGTCAGTATCTACAACACCAGTGGAAGTAGCTGACGCTAAGCCAACTGCTACAGTAACTATTGATTCTACAAAGGCCGACAAAGCTAAACTTAAGAAACTTGAGGATATGCTGTATGGAACAGAACAGGCTGAATCGAAACTTCCACTTCCAGCAGAAGTAATCACACTTATGAAAGACGCAGCAGCATAATAAACCCTAAAAATCAAAATGGAAAACTAAGAGAGACTCCACTGTCACAGGTGGGGTCTTTGTTTATACGAAAGGAGTACACACATGTTAAAGAAAACTATCACTTACACAGACTACAACGATAACGAGAGAACTGAAGACTTTTATTTTAACCTGTCCAAGGCTGAAGTTACTGAGATGGAACTTAGCACAACAGGTGGACTTGCTGAAATGATTCAGAAGATCGTTAATACACAGGATGGACCAAAACTTGTGAAAATTTTCAAAGACCTTGTTCTTGCAGCTTATGGCGAAAAGAGTCCGGATGGTAGACGTTTCATCAAAACAGAAGAGAATAGAGAAGCATTCTCACAGACCGAAGCATATTCAGAGCTTTTTATGGAATTAGCTACGAATGCTGAAGCAGCATCGGCATTTGTTAATGGTATTATGCCAAAAAATTTCGATGAGTCTAAAGAAACAATGATTGCTGCTGTCTAAACCGAATAGGTGAGTCAATGCTTAAGCTAATAATTCCAGAAACAGAGCTGTTCGACGATAGAACAGGCGAGTTTATAAACATCGATAGAACGGCATTAACTTTAGAGCATTCACTTATCTCAATTTCAAAATGGGAATCAAATTGGGAAATACCATTTATTAATACACGGTATAAAACAAAGGCACAAACCATTGATTACATCAAATGTATGACAATAACGCCTAACGTTAACCCCAATGTATATCGATGTATTACAAACGAACATATCAGAGTCGTTAATGAGTACATAGACAAACCAATGACCGCTACTACTTTTTCAGATAAGAACAAAGGCAGTAGAAACAAAAAAATTACGAACGAAGAGATTTATTACCAAATGATTGAACTTGGCATACCTGTCGAATTTGAGAAATGGCATCTGAACCGTTTATTGACGCTAATTCATGTTTGTACAAGCTATAGAACGCCAGGTAATAAACGAAGTACATCTGATATTATTCGCGATCACAAGGCCATAAATGCTGCTAATCGAAAACGATTCAATTCAAAAGGATAAAGAAAGGAGACATGCTATATGTCTATATACAACGTACACGGCGGGCATTCACTTCAGTGTAGAGGAGCATCAGGTTTCCTTGACGAGGTAAATGAAGACCGTAAAGTTAAAAACAAAGTTATCGAGTTACTTAGAGCCGCTGGTAATACTGTTTATGACTGTACAGATGATATTGGAAGAACTCAGGGACAGAATCTTAACAACATTAAGAATAAATGTAACATCCATAATGTTGATCTCGACATTTCTATTCATCTTAACTCCGGGCGTAATGACCCTTCAGGTGATGAAAAGACAGGCGGAGTAGAAGTATGGAACTACGATAACAAAACCGCAGCTATCTCAGACCGAATTTGCGATAACATCGCCACAGCGCTTAGTATTACAAACCGTGGATCAAAATATACTCACGGATTATACATCCTTAACAACACCAAAGCACCAGCACTTCTCGTTGAGTGTTGTTTCGTCGATGATAAAGACGACTACGAACATTGGGATGCTGATAAATGTGCTGAAGCTATTGTTGCCGGAATCACTGGTGCGACCGTAAAACATTCAAGCTCTACACCATCTGTTAAACCCACTCCAGTTCCAACAATACCAGCACAATCAACAACAAAGATCGACGTGGTTCATCAGGTGTTCGCTAGCGGTATTGGCTGGCTTTCAGAAGTAACAAACTATAACACAAACAATGCTAACGGATACTCAGGGGCTCTTGGTCATCCTATGCTTGGTTTCAGAGCAAAAACTAAAGGCGATGCTGCGACTGTCGGATATCTGAAATATCGTGCACATAAGAAAGGCAGTTATTGGTTTGGATGGCGTACCGATTACAACAAAGACAACAGCGGTGATACCTTTGCTGGTACATGCAAGAGTGAGATTGATGGACTTCAGTTCTGTATCGATGGCGTAAAAGGACGACACGTTAAATATCGTGTTCATACAAAAGAAGACGGCTGGCTTGCATGGGTAACAGACTACGGTGAAGGTTCTAATGGCTATGCTGGGGTCTACGGTCATGCAATTGATGCTGTACAGATTGAAATAATCTAAAGAGAGAGGACTATGAGATAATCGTAGCCTTCTCTTTTTGTTTTTATAAAGGTGTGAATCAAAATGATAAGTTTTAGACAAAAGGGTGATTTTTCGAAGTTGAATCGATATTTCGAAAAAGTAAAGGAAGCTGCCAAAGTTAGTGTACTCGATAAGTACGGAAAAGCTGGGGTAGCAGCCCTGGCGTCGGCGACACCTACAGAAACTGGAAAAACCGCAGCTTCATGGACATATTCCATAAAGCGAGCTGGAAGTTACACGTCTATCGAATTTTACAATTCAAACATCAATAAAGGTGTTAACATCGCACTCATATTACAGTACGGACATGGCACTGGTACCGGAGGTTGGGTTGAAGGGCGCGATTATATTAATCCTGCTATCCAACCAATATTTGATCAGCTTGCTGAAGAGGCTTGGAAGGAGGTTACCAGTATATGAGTAGAACAATTGACGAACGTATTGTTGAAATGCGATTCGATAATGCCCAGTTTGAAAAGAATGTCGCTACGAGTATGTCGACTTTGGACAAGCTAAAAAAGAGTTTAAATTTTAAAGATTCTTCTAAGAGTCTTGAAGAATTAGGTACAGCGGCTAGAAAAGTTGATATGTCTCCGCTTGCAAACGGAGTCGAAACAGTTCGAGCTAAGTTTTCAGCCATGGAAGTTATTGCAATCACAGCATTAGCTAACATTACTAACTCAGCTCTAAATACTGGTAAGAGGATTGTATCAGCTATAACCACACAACCAATAAAAGACGGTTTCGCCGAATATGAGACTCAGATGAATGCTGTACAGACCATCTTAGCGAATACTCAAAAAGAGGGAACAAACGTCAAAATGGTTAACGCTGCTCTTGATGAGCTGAATCATTATGCTGATAAAACCATCTATAACTTTACGGAAATGACCCGTAATATCGGTACGTTTACAGCAGCCGGTGTAAAGCTTGATACTTCAGTATCAGCAATCCAAGGTATTGCTAACCTTGCAGCAGTATCAGGTTCAACATCTCAACAGGCATCGACAGCAATGTATCAGTTATCACAGGCATTGGCTGCCGGTACTGTAAAACTTATGGACTGGAACTCAGTTGTTAATGCCGGTATGGGTGGTCAGGTATTTCAGGATGCCTTAATACGAACTTCTGAACATCTAAAGACTGGAGCACAAGCAGCCATTGATGCTAAAGGTTCATTCAGAGAATCGTTGCAGACAGGGTGGTTGACTACAGAAGTTCTCACACAAACACTCGATCAGTTTGCAACTGCAGCTGACACACAAGAAGAATATGAAGCGGCTGTTAAAAAGTTTTTAGATCAAGGATACAGTGAAGAACAAGCTAAACAGATGGCTGATATGGCCAAGACTGCAGGAGCTGCCGCTACAAAAGTAAAAACTTTCTCACAGTTGATTGATACTCTTAAAGAAGCATTAGGATCGGGATGGACCGAAACCTGGAGAAATGTAATTGGAGACTTTGAAGAAGCTAAAGAATTGTGGACTTCTGTAAGTGATGTTCTAAGCGATGCTATCAATAAGTCATCTGATGCACGAAATGCTATTGTTAAAGAATGGGCTAATCTCGGCGGTAGAACTGCATTGATAGATTCTTTCAGGAATGCATTTAATGCTCTGTTATCAATAATTACTCCAATTAAGGAAGCTTTTAACTACGTATTTCCTCCGGCTACAGCAAAACAGTTACTTGCTATAACAGAGGGGATTAGAGATTTAACGGCTAAGATGACATTGTCTGATCCGATTGCAGCAAAACTCGAGAAGACGTTTGAAGGACTCTTTTCAATAGCATCTATCGGTATTAAAGTAATCGGCGGTATCGGTAAAGCATTCTTTCAATTACTTACATCGAGTGGAGTAAGCAATTTAGCAGAACATGTATTATCCATAGGAGAAGCTATAGGTGATGCATTATCACGATTGAACGATAGTTTCAAAATAGATGATATAGCAAACGGTTTAGGCACAGTAGTTGGTATTATTTCAGCTGCACTTAACGGTTTGTTAGATTTATTGGACTCAGTATTTGGGGCCGTAAACAATAAATTCCACATAGACGGATTTCTAAATGAGTTAGCGTCTATGAAAGATGGTATATCTAATGTCTTCGATTATATTTCGGATAAGATTAAAAACATATCAATCGTATTTACGAAGATAAAAGATGTTATAACAAGCGTTATATCTACCATAAGTGGATATGTTAAACAATTTGTTGACTGGGTAAAAGAAAACTTCACTCTAGGCGACTTATTTGCTGGACTGATTGGCGGAGGTATCTTCGTTACGATAAAGAAAATTATAGGCCTTGTTCAAACAATTAAAGACAAAATAGAAGAATTATTTGGAAAAGGTGAAGACAGTAAAATAGGACAAATAGTTGAGAAAATTAATAATGCTCTTGATTCTCTACACGACTCATTGGAAGCATTCACCACTGGTATTAAAGCCACAGCGTTGTTGGAAATAGCACTTGCAATAAGTTTGTTAGCTGGAGCTATGGATAAGATATCTAATCTAAGTGTTGAAGATATTGGTAAATCTCTCGCTTCAATTGCATTGTTATTTACAATGCTTAATATATCTTTCAGATCTATGAATAAGACTTTAAGCAAGTACGACACAAATGGTGTTATCAAAGCGGCTGGCTCTATGGTCGTTATGTCCGCGGCGCTCAATATACTTGCTAATGCTATGGTGAAAATGTCAGGATTGTCATGGGATGATATAGCCAAAGGATTAGTAGGTACTGGTGCTGGTTTACTCACACTATGTGTAGGAGTCAAAAGTATTTCTGATGTCAAAATATCGGCATCTACCAGTATTGCCTTATTAGCACTAGCCAAGAGTTGTGAAATGCTCGGTAATGCGATGACTACGTTTGCAACATTATCATGGTCTGAAATTGCCAGAGGTCTTGTAGGTATGGGAGCTGCTCTTAAGATATTTACAAGTATTATAAACCAACTTGGAAAATCTAACGGCGGGGCTTCTATATTAAGTAGCGTAAGTATGCTTATAGCAGTTCAATCATTGGATAAACTTGCTTCCGGATTAGTCAAATTCGGTGATATGAACTGGGATGGTATAGCCAGAGGGCTTGTAGGTATGGGCGGTGCATTGACTGAATTAACCGTATCTCTTACAGCTATCAGTAAACTTGCAGGCTTCTCAAGTATATTTGGTGCTGGTGCAATATTAATAGTAACCCAAGGACTTGATACAATAGCAGAAACTCTTAAGAAATTTGGTTTCATGAGTTGGGACGTTATTAAAAAAGGCCTTACTGGTATGGGTGTAGCCTTAGGTGAAATAGCAACCGTAGTGACAGCCGTCGGAAAATTAGCCGGTTTCTCAAGTATATTTGGTGCTGGTGCGATCCTTATAGTTATATCAGGATTAGATGCTATGGTTAATGCTTTTATGAAATTTGCATTTATGTCATGGGATGACATCGCTAAAGGATTGGCTGGAATGGGAGAAGCTCTTGGTGAACTCGGTCTTATATCCGGTCTTGTCGGCAAATTAGCTGGATTCTCAGGGATTATAGGAGCTGGTACAATCCTACTGACTGTACAAGGATTATCCGACATAGCTGATGCTATGAAACAAATAGGCTCGATATCGTGGGACAGTATAGCCAGAGGTCTTACGGGAATGGGTGTTGCTCTAAGTGAAATAGCAGTAGTATCGGGATTACTTGGCAAATTAACAGGATTTTCAGGTTTATTAGGCGCCACTACTATCCTTATAGCAGTTCAAAGTCTCATGGATATAGCTGATGCCCTTAATAAAATAGGAATAATGGGCTGGGAAAACATTGCTCAAGGACTAGTTGGACTGGGTGGAGCGTTAACTGAACTATCTGTTATATCTGGATTACTTGGTAAATTAGCTGGTATATCTGGACTACTTGGTGCCGCTACTATTCTCGTAGCAGTGCAAAGCTTAGATGATCTAGCTGAAGCTCTTAAGAAGTTTGGATCAATGACATGGGATGAAACCGCAAAAGGTTTAGCTGGAATGGGCGAAGCTCTTGGCGAACTCGGACTAATTTCGGGACTTATCGGAACCTTATGTGGAGGAGCAGGCTTACTTGGTGCAGCTACTATATTAGTTGCTGTACAAAGCTTGGATGATTTGGCTACAGCGTTACAGAAATTCGGTGCCATGAGTTGGGACGAGATAAGTAACGGATTGGCTGCTATGGGTGCTGCCTTAGGCGAACTTGCCTTGGGCGGATTAGCTAACACGTTATCGATATTAGGATCATTCTCGATTGCAGCTGTAGCTGAGCCACTTGGTGTCCTCGCCGACTCGGTTAAGAAATGGAAAGATGTAACTGTGCCAGAAGGATTGGCTAATCAGTTATCGTCATTAGCATCTGGTATTATGAGCTTTACCTTTGGAGGATTGGGTGCATCTGCATTAAGTGAATCAGCGCCTGCAATAGGTATGATGGCTGATTCTATACGTAAATGGTCCGGTGTAACTATACCTGAAGGTCTTGAGGAAGGATTAACGCAGATAGCAAATGGGGTTAAAGCGTTTACATGGGCGTTTGTCGGCGGCTTGAGTATAGACGCAATTACTGGACCTCTTGGAAAGCTTCCAGATTCTATAAAGAAATGGAACGACGTGACGGTTCCAGAAAATATTGATTCTGATTTGAAGAAAATATCAGATGGTATCAAATCATTCAGTGCAGCATTTGTAGGAGGATGGACACTTGACGCTATAGTTGGTCCTGTCGGAGATTTAGCAAAATCTATAAAGAAATGGAATGACGTGACCGTTCCAAAAGACCTCGAATCAGGATTACAAAGTATAGCTAAAGGTATTAAATCCTTTGGTACAGCATTCGTTGGGGGATGGACACTCGATTCTGTTACAGAACCTATTGGTAATCTAGCATCGTCTGTTAAGAAATGGAAAGACGTGACAGTACCAGAAACCATAGAGGAACAGTTATCAAAACTAGCAAACGGAGTGCGTTCATTTGAAGGTATACAAGATATAAGTTATGTTGTTAGCAGTATTGAATCAATATCTACTGCCATGAAACAGTTGAATGACGTTCAATTCGGAACTGTTAGTGCTGGATTATCAGTGCTTGCATCATCATTATTAAGCTTTTCGTCTAACGTATCTAGCGTAAACGGACTTGGTGATGTTATAGTTTCTAATTTAATTACTCCAATTCAAAATGCTCAAACTATATTGCCAACTGCTGTAAGTAGTCTTGTTAACAGTGCAACTGGAATTCTCATGAATAGCGGAAGTCAGTTTGCAATAGCGGGACAACAAGCTGCTGATAATTTTGTTAACGCATTTACAACAGCTGGTCCTACTATATCTACAGCAATGACTACAGTAATGACTACTATGTCCGGAACAGTTCTAAGTCAAAGCTACGTTATAGAACAAGCATTCAATACTATGATGACTTCTGTTATTGCTGCGATAACAAGTCGTCAATCATATTTTGCTACAGCAGGTTCAACAATGATGCTTGGTATGAGCGTAGGGGTTAATTCTGGATCAGGTGGTGTTATATCAGCTGTATCATCGGTAATGGCACGAATCGTATCAGCTACAAAGGTAAAAGTCAGTACCTTTATAACAACAGGGCGCCAGATCACAACCAATTTGCGTACCGGTGTAATGGGTGGCGCGCCTTCATTATTATCCCAGATCACAACCATAATTACAAATGCTAAATCCAGAATCACATCTCGCGGAACTGACTTTATGGCTGCTGGGATAAGTCTAATGAACTCCCTATCTGGTGGCATCTATAACGGAGCATCACGAGTTACGTCTGCTATATCATCTGCTTTAAGTAGTTGCTCTGGAGCAATAAGAAGTTATTATTATTCATTCCAGTCGGCTGGACAATACCTCGGTTCTGGTCTTGTATCAGGTATAAATTCAAAGCAGGCCGCCGCATATCGAGCTGGTTACAACCTTGGTAAGAAAGCTGTGGCAGGAGAGAAAGCTGGACAGCAATCTCATTCGCCATCAAAAGCTACACGAAAGGCTGGTAGATGGTTAGGTGAGGGGCTTGTTATTGGTATGAAAGAAATGGCTTCATCAGTTTATCAGGCTGGTAAGTCTATGGGTAATAAAGCTAGCGACAGTATCACTGAAGCTTTGACTTTGGTAAACAATATCGCTACTTTGGGTATTGATGCAGACCAAGAAATTACAATTCATCCAGTTCTCGACATGTCTGATATAAATTCTGGCATTGGATATATCGACGGACTGTTAAATACCAATAAGACAATAGGCTTGTCAACGAGCGGAATTGCCACTATTAACACAGCGGATGTTGTAAATCAAAATAGATTTAATACTGATGTGATCAAGGCTATTGATGGGCTTCGCAAAGAAATTGGATCCATAAGTGGAAACACATACAATGTAAACGGAATAACCTATGATGATGGTAGCAACGTATCAAATGCTATTCAGACGCTTGTACGAGCTGCCAATATCGAGAGGAGAAGATAACCATGGCAATAACAACATATACAGTCAAACGTGGTGATACCTTATGGGGTATTTGTGGAACATACGGCTCAAGTATATCTGGAAGTACCAGGAATGAAAAGATCAATACCCTAGTATCGTTAAACAGTATTAAAAACAGAAACCTGATATATGTTGGTCAGGTTCTCAAATTATCTGGAGGGTCCTCATCGGGCTCTTCAGGTTCTTCTGGAGGCGGCGGGGGTTCAACTCCTGCTCCGAAACCTACTTACCAAACACAACCAGTCGTCAATGTCGTTGCTCTACAAGCAAGTAATAATACAACATCTAAGAATCGTTCGGTCTATGCTGAGTGGACATTTAGCCGACCTTATACTGAAAACTTTACATATCGTTGGTATGAGTATAAATACGGAAAATGGGTCATCGGAACGGTAGGTAATACATCAGGATCAAACGATTCTTATTGTTTCTGTGAGTATAGTGCAAGTGCTGAGGCGACTAAAGTTAAATTTGAGGTTTTACCAAATTCGTCGAAGTATAAAGATAGCAATAATAATGACGTTCCTTATTGGACTGGTGGCAAGTGGTCAGTAGCGAAAGAATATGATTTCAGTAACAATCCACCATTATCTCCAGGCGCTCCTACTGTTAAAATCGACGACCTGACAATGACAATGAGCTTTTCCAATATAAAAGCCGCAGAATTAGATGCTGTAAGCGTTAGATTCAATATTGTCAAAGATAATTCAGCCAGTATACATACGTCGAATCCTATAACGATTAATACAACAGCAAACCACGTATCATATCAGTATACAGTAGAGCCAGGGTCTGTATATACAGTAAGGGCTCAGTCTGTCAACTCAAAAGGTACAGCAAGTGCTTGGTCAGACTTTTCGAGTGAAGTCAGCACAAAACCGTCGGCACCGAATAGCATAACATCATACAGACGAAACAAACGTACAGACGGCTCTATTTCCGCATATTTAGAATGGACTGCCGTGTCTAATGCTACAAAGTACACAGTCGAATACTCGACTGTAAAAGCAGACTTCGATAATGGTTCAGGAAACATCAAATCGGTTAGCACTGAAGACAAGCGAACATCAATCGAAATAACAGACATTGATAATGGTCACGATTACTTCTTCCGGGTACGTGCAGTCAATAGCTACGGCACATCAGACCCTACAGATAGTGTAACAATACCAATTGGAACACCACCAGCTGCACCTACGACATGGTCATCAGCAAGCTCGGCTTTTGTTGGCGAATCATTGGAGCTTAACTGGACACATAATCCAACCGATAATTCTAAACAATCGTATGCTGAACTAAGTATCAAAATAGGAAACGACGATTGGTGTTCGTTCATATTTGAGAACACCACTAATGATACGACTGGTGAAAAAGAAGACAAATCAGACTTCACATACGGGGTATCTATATCGTATAAAGGACAGCTAAGAGTATTATTGAATACCAGTCATGCTAAATTGAAAAATGCAAAAATTCAGTGGAAAGTTCGCACTGCAGGCGTTACAGACGAGTTTAGTAATACGGCATGGTCAGTTGAACGCACTGTTTATATTTACGAAAAGCCAGTTTTGAATCTATCAATGACAAACGATTTAGCCGGTAGCGGAGCACTTATCACTACGTTAACATCATTTCCGTTCTATATTCGTGGATATGTATCACTATCAAGTTATGAATACCAAAAGCCAGTTGGATATCATTTAAGAGTTGCCGCTGGAAGTGGCTATGAAACAGTAGACGATACCGGAAAAAACAGAATTGTGAATAAAGGTGACGACGTGTATTCTAAGTATTTCGATACTTCTGAAACACTAGTAGTAGAGATGTCTGCTAATAACATAGACCTCGAAACCGGTATTAGCTATACAGTTTATTGTACAGTGAATATGAATAACGGGCTTACTATTGAACAGTCACACCAATTTACAGTTAATTGGAAAGATTTGAGTTATAAAATTGATGCTGATATTACAGTTGATAAAAAATCATTCACAGCTATTATCAGTCCGTATTGTGTTAATAGCGATGGTCAGTTAATCGAAGACTTATCGTTAGCTGTATATCGTAGAGAATATGATGGTAGTTTCACAGAAATTGCTACTAATATTCCTAATAATAAAACATCCGTAACAGACCCGCATCCATCACTTGATTATGCCCGATATCGATTAGTAGCAAAAGATATGCATACAGGAGCTATTAGTTTCTATGACATGCCTGGGTACAAAGTTGACGGAGGAGCAGTTATCATTCAGTGGGACGAAGCGTGGAATCCATTTGACACAACCGATGTAATAGAAATGGATGTTCCGGACTGGTCTGGCTCAATGCTTTTACTACCATACAACATTGACACAGACGACAAACGACAGACCGAAGTTAAGTTGATTGAATACGCCGGACGAAAACATCCAGTAAGCTACTATGGTACACAGCTTGGCGAAACATCTAACTGGAACGTTGAAATCGATAGAGAAGACAGTGAAACAATTTATGCGTTACGAAGATTATCTATATGGGCTGGTGATGCTTATGTACGTGAACCATCAGGTTTGGGATACTGGGCTAACGTAAAAGTGTCGTTCAGCACAACTCATAGAGAACTCACAATACCAGTATCACTTGACATCACAAGAGTAGAAGGAGGAATGTAATATGCCAGACTGGACCAAATCAATGGACCAATCGTTCGAGTATTATACAGTAGATCCAACTACTCTGGCTGATGTAAAGAAACTCGATATCATCACGTCAGGTTCGTTCGATAGAGATAATGATTCCCAGACATTGGGGTCTGCAACTATTGACGCTACTGAATCAATCGGGGAAAGCTATATTCGGTGCTATCTTAAAACAATTCAAAATGGACTTACAGAGAAGTTTCCATTAGGTACAGTTTTATGCCAGACACCGAAAACTGCTTTCGACGGTATCGTTAAAGATGTATCAATGGACTGCTATACAACGTTGATTGAACTTAAAGAAAAAAAACCGCCACTTGGTTATACGATTCGTAAAGGGACTAACATCATGGATGCTGCATATCGGATTGTTTCAGAAAATGCGAGAGCTCCAGTAGCAAAAGTAGAGCCAACTTACGAGAAAGACAGCGGAGGACTTAAAGATGTATCACCGAAGCTTTATCAGGATTTCGTAGCTAATACGGATGACACATGGTTGAGCTTCGTGATAGATCTTATAGCAAACGCTAAGTATGAATTAGGTCTGACCGAGCGAGGAGAGATATTGTTTGTACCTAAACAGGATATCGAATCTCTTCAGCCGGTATGGACTTACAATGACGATAACAGTTCTATTTTGTATCCGAGCATTACTATGAACCATGACTTATACGGCATCCCAAACGTTGTAGAAGTCATATATTCACATGGATCAGATTACAAACAGGCTATCGCAAAGAATGAAGACGTCAACAGTCCTATTTCAATTCAAAATAGAGGACGAGAAATTATCCACAGAGATACAAAACCAAATCTTGCAGGGTATGTTACTCAAGCCCAAATTCAAGACTATGCAAATCGCTTACTTAAATCCCTTTCAACAATTGAATACAAGATAAGTTATAAACACGCTTATTGTCCGGCGCGAGTAGGAGACTGTGTAAGACTAAATTACTCAAAAGCTGGTATGAAAAATATTAAAGCTAGAGTTATTAGTCAGGCTATATCATGCACTCAAGGTTGTCCTGTATCTGAAACTGCAACATTCACATCTAAATTATGGGGGTGATAACTCATGGAGCTGTCTTACGATATTATTTCACAATTTGCCAAAGTCGTTAACGACAATAGAGGAAACAATAAAGGTAGCGAGACTACAGTATACGGTGTCGTTGTATCAGACGGTAATGGTAATAAGTATGTTAAACTCGATGGCTCAGATCAGTTAACGCCTTTGTCAGATAATGAAAGACCTAGCGCTGATTCGACAACTGCAAACGCAAATGTCGGTGACAGAGTATCCGTATCGATTAAAAATCATACAGCTACAGTGACAGGTAACATATCATCTCCATCAGTTAGAACAGAAGACTTCAATGACCTTAGTAGTGGTGTTGATCAGATTACTAAGTTCAATACTGTGCTTGCCAAGAGAGTACAAGCAAACACGGGATATATTAAGAAACTCCAGTCTGACAAAGCTGAGATTGGAGACTTAACAGCGGCTACTGCGAAGATTACAGAACTTGAAACGAAGAAAGCTAGCATACAAGACTTGACGGCAGCAAAAGCAGAAATCGACGACTTGAAAACGAAGAAACTCGATGCTGAAGTAGCTAATATCAAGTACGCAACAGTTGAGAAACTTAAAGCTACTAATGTAAAAGTTGGGGAGATTTCTGGTCAGCAGGCTAAGTTTGAAGAGACTACTACAAACAAGCTGACTGCGATAGATGGTAGCATCAAGAAACTCGATACAGACAAACTGAGTGCTAATGATGCCGAGATTAAATACGCTCAGATTGACTTTGCTAACATCGGTAAAGCAGCTATTGAGCATTTCTACGCAACGTCCGGTATTATCAAAGATTTAGTCATTGGTGATACTAGCGTTACCGGTAAACTTGTCGGCGTAACGATCATCGGAGATTTAATTGAAGGCGGAACTGTTAAGGCTGATAAGTTGGTCATTCAGGGGACAGACGGTCTTTATTACAAGTTAAACACGGACGGTATGAAGACAACTGCTGAACAGACCGAGTATAACAGTTTGAACGGTTCTATTCTTATGGCTAAATCGGTTACGGCAGAGAAAGTTAACGTGCATGACTTAGTGGCATTTGGCGCTACGATCGGTGGATTCGAAATAACTGACTCCGCTATATATTCTGGCGTAAAGAATAACGTAAATGCTGGTGTTCGTGGCACATATATCGATGAAGAAGGTCAGATAGCTTTCGGTGATTCCAATTCATATTTGAAGTATTACAAAGATACTGATGGTAAATGGAAACTTGAACTATCTGCGAGCAGTGTGAAGTTTACCTCTGCAAACAAAACTCTCGAAGACAAGCTGAAAGATATCGATAACGAAATGAAGTCAGCTATTGTGTCGGTGGTTGAAGAATACGCTGTATCCAACAGTACCTCAGATAGCCCGCAAACTGGATGGAATACCGAAACACCGAAATGGGAAGACGGTAAATTCATTTGGCGAAGGCAATTAACAACGTATGGCGATGGCCGTACTGAATACGGTGCTCCTGTACTTATGACTGGCAATAGCGGTACTAATGGCAAGGATGCTGTAACACTTAGAATCGAATCGTCAAGAGGTACCGTATTTAAGAACAATCAAGTGATAACAATACTTTCTGTTGTTATTTACAGCGGATCCAAACGTATAACGAACAGTAAAGAATTAGAAAATGCATTTGGTAGTAAAACGTATCTTCAATGGGAATGGCAGAGATTAGACGAAGACTCATTCGGCATCATCTCAGCAGGAGACCCTAGAATTGGAGATAAAGGATTTACATTCAAATTATCGCCCGATGATGTAGATACAAAAGTAACTTTCATGTGCAAATTAATAGAGTAAAGGAGTAATTCAAAATGGCAATTAAATCAGCAGATCAAATCACGATTATCGACGTAACCGATGCTTATTCTGTCATGTTAACAAGTGAGGCATATACATTCGTCGGTGGACCAGGTGGCGTTGCTGCCGGCGCATCTTGTTCGACTGAGGCTGTTGCTTTTTGTGGAACTAATCAGTGCCCAGCAGTTAACGTAACAGCTAGTGACATTGTATGTCCGACTGGAGTGAGCGCAACTGTAGAGAACAGCGGTACAGCAAAAGTAAAGATTACGTTTAAAACAACTGCAACAATTTCAGCAGCATGTGAGGCAACCATACCAGTAGTTGTAGACGGAATAACAGTTAATAAGAAATTTTCGTTCGCGGTAGCAAAGGCTGGAACAAACGGTGCTAACGGTAAGCCTGGAGCCGATGGCAAGCCTGGCGCTAACGGTAAAAATGGAGCAGATGCCATTACTATGAGTATTACATCCTCTAACGGCACTGTCTTCAAGAATAATGCAGGCAGTACAGTGTTAACGGCTCATGTGTTTGTCGCTGGTAAAGAACAGACGATAGCTGACGATGGAACGTGTGGAAGTCTCGGGGTTGTTAAATGGTATAAAGCTGGAAATACTGCAGCCGTTGCAACAGCTAAAACCTATACGATTACCGCAGCAGCCGTTGATAATATGCTACCTATCACAGCGCAGCTAGAACAGTAGGTGATAAAACATGACGATAAAAGCGAGTTCTCAGATCACAATATCAAAAGTAATTGATATCTATGCATGTTATCGTTATTACAAATTACAAGGATCAACATTAGCAAAACCAACAAAGCCGACTAAGAATCCTCCCGATGGCTGGAGCGATACTGAGCCGGCTTATATTTCGGGCTCAACTAATACATTATATTTTGTAGATTGTAACGTGTACAGTGATAAAACTTTTAGCTTTTCGGAAGTATCCAAAAGTAGTAGCTACGAAGCTGCGAAAGACGCATGGAATAAGGCTAATAAAGCTCAAGATACCGCAACCAACGCTCAGAACAAAGTCGATAATTTGCAGATCGGCGGTAGGAATTTAAAGTTAAACGGTGATTTTAAAAAATGGTTAACTGCATACGCAACGGAAGGCGACGTCAATGTCAGTATTGAAAATGATGTAACATATACAAAATGTGCTAAAGTTGTGTTTTCGACAGCATACGCCTCGGAACGCATATACACTACCGATTATAACAATCGGTATAATTTATTGAATACCGTTTATACTTTATCGTTTGTTGCGAAAGCCTCCTCCAATCTAAAATTAAACGTCTATAGAGCCGGAATTACACAGGGTATAGGTGAAACGAATTTGTCCACCGAGTGGAAAAAGTTCGAAATGACATATACCGCTACAGGGACTGGAAGCGTAACATTTAAACTTAATTCAGCTGGGACTTTATATTTAGCCAATATAAAACTTGAACTCGGTAACAAAGCAACTGATTGGACACCAGCTCCTGAAGATAGTATAGCGAAAGTAGACGTGGAGTATTATCTCTCAACATCATCTACGTCATTAGCTGGAGGTTCATGGACTACAATTGCACCAGCTTGGGTTAATGGTAAGTATATGTGGAGTCGTACTGTTACTATTGATGGTGCTGGAAATAAAACATACTCACCAAATCAAAATGGAGTTTGTATCGCTGGAGCAAAAGGTGCCACAGGTAATGGCGTTAAATCCATTGTGGAGCAGTACTACCAATCAACATCAGCTACATCTTTAGCTGGAGGTTCATGGACTACTACATATCCAGGATGGGTTAATGGCGAGTATATTTGGACGAGATCCGTTATTACCTATACGTCAGGAAGTACTGTTACAACCACACCGATATGTGTTACGGGTCAAAAGGGTGATACGGGGGCAAAAGGCGACAAAGGTAACACTGGGGCTACAGGAGCTGCAGGTAAAAGTATTGGCTCAGTTGTAAACTATTACTTAGCCACAAATGCCTCTAGCGGAGTAACCACGTCGACTACAGGATGGACTACAAATGTGCAATCTGTTACAGCCACAAATAAATACCTTTGGAATTATGAAGTGATTAAGTACACAGACGGTAGCGTCGCTAGCACAACTGCGCCTTGTATTATTGGAGCCTATGGCGATAAGGGTGCTACAGGTGCCACGGGTCCAAAGGGTGACAAAGGGGCCACAGGGGCAACTGGAGCAACAGGGGCTACTGGTAAAGGTATCAAGTCAGTAACTGAGCATTATGCAGTATCAGCATCAAATAGCACAGCACCTACTTCATGGTCTACCACAGTACCAACCATGACTTCTACTAATAGATACCTATGGAATTACGAGACCATCGCATATACTGACAATTCTACCTCTGATACGACGAAACGAGTCATAGGTGTGTATGGCGATAAAGGTAATACTGGTGCTACAGGGCCTCAAGGAGTAAAAGGAGATAAAGGTAATACAGGGCCTCAGGGCCCTCAGGGTGTAAAAGGAGATAAAGGTGACAAAGGTAACACAGGAGCTGCAGGTAAAGGTGTTAAGTCGACAGCAATTACCTATCAAGCGAGTACATCTGGTGTTGTAACCCCAACTGGTACTTGGTCTACAACGATACCGGCGGTATCCGCTGGGTCATATTTGTGGACTAGAACTATAATTACATACACTGACAATAACACGTCAACATCATATTCCGTAGGTAAAATGGGCAACACTGGTGCTCAAGGACCTAAAGGTGATACGGGAGCTCAGGGTCCAAAGGGCGATAAAGGTAATACTGGTGCTACAGGAGCTGCTGGTAAGGGAATTAAATCAACAGCGGTCACATATCAGGCTGGTATGACAGGAGTAGCAGTACCTACAGGCACTTGGAGTACGACAATACCAAGCACCAGTGCATCAAAACCATATTTGTGGTCTAGAACAATCATTACATACACTGACAACACAACTTCAACCACATATTCTGTAGGCAGCACAGCAGACAGTGTGCAGGTTGGTGGAAGGAATTTAATGATCGACTCCGACAATTTGTCAAAATGGATCTATAAAGGAGTAGGTGGGTACGACGCAGAAGTAAAGGAATGCAATACAACTAAGTACCCAAGCGGAAGATATACAGAATGCAAGTGTACAAAAGCTGGTACAGGCCTATATATTTCTGCTGGTTGCTACAATAATACAAACAAGATAATGAAGGGCGATACTGTAACTCTAAGTGGTTGGGTGTATTGTTCTGTTGATAAAGGATTGCTAAGCCCAACGATAGAGTTTGCATCTAATATTACGTGGAAAGTAAGACCGAAATTATGTACTACATGGTCATACTTTGAATGCACTATAGTTTCTAGGACAGATATACCCACAGAGACGGGAGGCGTAGCTATCTGTTTCTACAATACCTTTGCAGTAAATGAAGTGATTGCGTTTTCGTCATTCAAACTCGAAAAAGGTAACAAAGCAACCGACTGGACGCCAGCTCCTGAAGATCTCATTAAGAGTATTACCGAAGCTAATACAGCTATAGAGCAAGTAGACGAAAAAATATCGATGAAAGCGTCAACGGAAACTGTAACAGAGATTGCCAATAAAGCAAATAATTTAGACAAAGCTTTAACCGATGCTAAAACGGTTATTCAACAGAACAGTGACGCCATAGCATCGCTTACCGCTAGAGATTTCAAGGTGGAATTTACAACAATAACAAAACAACTTGAAAGTTTGAACGGAGACCTTTCTTCTTATAAGGAGGAAATAGGTAATTGGATGCGGTTTGACGCAGATGGTAATTTAGTTCTTGGAGCTACTCGCGTTCCGGGACAAGATTCATATGAACTTAAGCTTACTAAAAATCGTATCAGTTTTATGCTTAACGATGATGAGGTGGCTTATATAAGCAACAATGAATTATACATAACTAATTCAACAGTCGTCCAGAACTTAAAAATCGGTAGATTCGTGTGGGAAATCCGAGGAAACGGTAATCTCGGATTAATATGGAGGTGATTTCAAA